CCCCAGCCGTTGCCGCCCCAAAGGAGGATGATGAAGAAGAACCATATCCAGTTCCCCATGCCGTTGCCCCAGCCTCCGTTGTTGTTCATCATCGCGAGGACATTCGGGTCAACGCCCCTGTTCTGCGCGAGGTTGGCGAGCCATCCCCACATCCCGCTGTTGCCGGAACCGGAGCCGTCGCCGAATACATAAGTTTTTGTCTCCATAACAAAAAAAAAGATTGTTGAGTTTCGACCGTTATCGGTCTTGCCGCAAACTTACCCATTCGGCTGCCCGTAATTAAGCGATTCGTTCCCAATCAGTTCTCTAAATTATCCGCATTGGTTCCGTTTCCGTTCCGCCTCGCCTCTACGCGCCTCAGGCACATCTCCAGCCCCGGCGAGTTGTCCGCCCTCGACCGGAACGAGCCTATCATCTTGCGGACCGCGCGCCCGCTGATGTGCAGCCTCTCGGCTATCATCCCCGGATAATAGCCGCTCCTCCTGAGCGTCACCACGAGCAGGTGCCTCGCGTCCACGATCTCCTCGCTCTTGGACTTCGACATTATGTCGTGTCCTGAAATCCCCGTGACCTCGCACACGTCACGCAGGACGCTGGCGAATATCTCCGACTTTATCATATCTTAAAAGGTTTTAATTTTAACGGTACGTGTAAATACGGGCGGATGGGTCTCCGACCCAATGAAACGGCCGCACACGCAAAAGAAAATCGGCGGTGCCAATGTTTCAAAGAGCGTGTGGAGAATGCACGCACGCTAAAGCCGGAGATAGAGCCCTCCGGTCACTCCAAGTCCGACGTTGACTTTGCCGGAAGGCGCGACGAGCACGGACGGCCCGACAGCCACTCCGAAGCCCCACCTTTTCGGCTCGATGGAATATCCCTTCGTTACGATCTTGGTCTGCGGATATACTTTGACATACTCCAGCTCCGTCCGGAACCCGCTTACGCCGATGTCGTAGTTGTCGCCACGGTAGCGGCTGAACACTATCGGCACCTCGACCTCCACCGTGTCGTGGACCACGACAGTGTCCGGAGGCTGTGCCACCGCGAGCCGCACCGTGTCAACCCTCACCGTCCTGACCTCCGTAACGACAGGCCTGTAATCTACGACAGTGTCCCTGACGGTCACAGTGTCCACACGCTCCAGAAGAGGGCGCGTGACGCTCCGCCTTCCGCCGAGGAAGCCGAGTCCCAGGGCGAGCAGCAGCGCGGCCACGAACAACAAGGTTGTTTTCGGTTGTTTTCGGTTGTTTTCGGTTGTTGTCATTAATTTCTATCAAAGAGTCCCCCGCGCCTCCCGGCGGGGAGGACTGAATGAACAAAAAAAATAAAACCAAGAGTAACACCGCCCCGATTATGGCCGGGGCGCGGCCATGATCCGTCAGTCAATGATCTCCCAGTCCTCCAGAAGGATATCCGACTGCGACGCAAGCCATCCTGTCAGCACAGCCTTCCTTCCTGTCGAATCATGGGTGAACATGCAGATGGTGCCAAGCGCGGGAATCTCGCCTCCGTTGCCTTCGGCAAGGCTTTTAAGGAGAGGATCCTTGCACCACTCCGCCTTGACGACAGCCTCTGGTTTAAGCCATAAAAACATTCCTTTTCCGTTCCAGCCCTTTCGGGCAACTCTCTTGCCCTGCTTCAGGGCCTCGATAGCTTTTCCAAAATCCATAATAAAATAAATAAAAATGTGTTGATTAAACGTCTTCGCTTTTTGATCATTTTCGCGACACCACGAAAATGATCATAATCATATCCTCACCGCCTCACGCCTCCGAGCCTGTCAGCCCACCGCTCCGTCCAGAAGTGGGTGTAAGGCTTGTACTTTTTCTTCCCGCAAAGGTCGTAGTGGACGGCGGCGTGACAGAGTGACTGCAACCCTATGAGCGGAAGATAGAGCGGCCCGAGCATCCTCGACTGCCTGACGTGGCCGAACTCGTGATCCACTGTGTCATCGCTTGCGAACCAGTTTACCACGACATATTCTCCCAGCGCCACCGCCTTGCCGCTGGCGAGCGAGTCCGTGCGGAGGTACGGGATGCCATGTCTGGGAAAATAGAACCATTCCGCGCCGGTCTTGTCCGCCTTCCGCTCGTAATGCTTCTGGACGATGATTCCCGCGACATTCTGCGGGAGCTGCCACGCCCACAGAAGGGAGTAGGCCGCTTTCTTTAGTAAATCTCTCATAATCCGTCAATATTTTTAATTGTTAAAAACCGACAACTTACAGAGCCTTGTACTCGCTTGTCGCGTCGAAGCACGGGCACGCCTTCCTGGCGAAGTCCCTGTGACCTCTTATCTCCGCGTTCGGGTACCTCGCCTTCAGATCCTTCAGAAGCTTCGTGAGAGCCTCCCTCTGCGCGAGCGTCCTCGTGTCCTTGGCCTTTCCGGACTTGTCGAGACCTCCCACGTAGCACACGCCTATGCTGTCCGCGTTGCGCCCCTGACAGTGCGCCCCGACCTCGTTCTCCGGCCTCCCGGCGTGCACCGTGCCGTCAAGGTAGACGACATAATGGTAGCCGATGGTGCGGAACCCGCGTGCCTTGTGCCACCTCGTTATCTCCTCGTTCGTCACCCACCTGCCCTCCGGCGTGGCGGTGCAGTGCACTATGATGTAGTTAATCTTCCTTGCCATCCTTGACCTCCTCTTTGTTTTCGGATTCGTCCGATTTATCAATTGTTATCGCTCCCTCGACGTTCGCCCCGGTCTTTGCCTCGACGACGGCCTCGATGACCTTGGCCGCGTCCACCTTCACCGTCGCCTTGTGGCCGAACTTCCAGAAGTACCAGTTCTGGGCGATGGAGATCAGCTCCACGCCGATGACCACGAGCATCAGCCCCGTCTCGATGATGGTGTAGCCCGTCGCCACAGCGAGGCTGGAGGCCAGCACCGCCCAGCAGAAGTACTCCACCGCCTTGCCTATCGTGCGGCGTATCGCACGGCTTATCCTGATACGGTCGCCCTTGCGCCGGGCGGCCCTGATGCCGAACACGAGGTCGATCAGGATGACCACGGCGGCGATGACGAGGTACGGTAGCATCCTCTCGAACGATTGCTGGAAAAACAACAACAATGTGGCCGATATGCCCGTGCCGACCACGACACTCCCCGCGGAAGCCTCGTCCGAGAGGATGTGGGCGTTGAAACCGTCCATCACGCTAAGTCTGTCTTTTTATCTCGACCACGAGCGGCAGGTGGTCGGACATCATGAACCCGTCGTTGACCACCCCGCACGACACCACGGAAAGGCCGAAGGCGGCGCAGTGGTCCAGGCTTCCGGGCGACCCCGTGAAGTTGTGCCTGAACGTGACGTCGCCGATGTCCTCGACCTCCTTGCCGAGTCTCCCCGCGACCGCCGCCGGGGAATGGTTGAAGTCCCCTACCATCAGGCACGGCCGCCTCTCCGCCTCCCTCCGGAGCCTCTCCCACACCTTCCCCATGCACTTCCGCCAAGTGCCGTGGACGTTGATGACGCGCACGCCTTCCATCTCCGCCGCGTTGTGGTGTATCGCGAACCACAGCGGACGCGCCTTGATCCCCCTGCGGACATAGATGTGGTGGGACGCGGAAAGGCCGACGCGGCGGTAGCCTTTCGGGATCCAGAGGTTGGCCGGGAACGACAGCTCCTGAAGGCAGAGGACATCCGGGGCCTCGTCGGTTATGAACCTCCTTATCCTCTCCATCCGCCTGCGCCACCAGCGCGGCGACTTCCTGTCCGTGTCCCTTGTCCAGACGCGGCAGTTGAGCGATATTACTCTCATGGCCGTCCCTCCGTCGCTTCGGCCGAAACCGCGTCCTCATCCTCCGGGACCTCCGCGTCAAGCGCGGCCACCCCGGCCTCGGCATCGTTGATCTCTCCTCGCCACGTCCTCCTCCGCGAGAGGACGGCGGCGTACTCCTCCTTCGTGGCCGCCCCCTCGGCGATCTTGGCCGCCACGTAGTCCGTCTCCTTCAGCTTCGCCTCCCTGTCCCTGACGAGGGAGTGCAGGACATTCCTTTTGTCCTCGATTTCTTGTCTTGTCATGTTTTGTCCTATTAAGTTTGAAATGATACTTCTTCTGAAGAAGTTCTGACCGCGGGGACGCCGCCGCCCAGGATAAAGCCTAAGCCGCGTCTCCGGCGGCGTTCAAAAGCACGAGGGGAGCCGCCATGCTCCTGCCGTACAGGTAGTTGCCGCCCGCGTAACCGCTGCCGCCGCCCGCGATCCACCCGATGCCCGGGTCGAACCGGAAGCAACTCCAGACGCTGGAGCTGTTTCCCAGCGCCGGAACCCCTATGGCCTCGAGGGCGGCGTTCACCGGGTCGGCGCCACGGTCGTTCGTCGTAGGGTACTTGAGTTGCCCGACAAGGCCGAACAAGAGGTCGATGTCCGGCAGCGCCCACTCGCCCTGCTTCAGAAGCTCGTGGTCGTACCCGAGGTTCGCGGCCAGCCTCGCGGCCGGACTCGCGTACTTCTCGACGCCGTCCTGACCGGCATACTTAATTCCGGCGAGATAATAGGTATTGCGCTTAGCGGCGCCGTACCTGCTCGCGTCGAAGATGCCGTACTCCGACGGACGGACTGGCATAAAGCTCTCCATGAACTTCAGCCAGCCCTCCTCGCCCTCGCCGTACACTCCGCGCAGGTACGAGCAGTGGTCGCTCTGATACTTCGACGTGCCGAGGTAGCCGGGCAGGCATATCGGACAAGAGATCTTTATCGTCGTCACGTCCGACGCGGGGTTGTATGTCGTGCTGGAGTTGTCGCCGCGGAAATACGCCAGCGCCCTCGGCCAGTTCGTTATCGTGCCCTCGCCGATCCTCTTTCCGTTCCTGCGGAGCATCCTCGTCGTGTAGGCCCACCCGGGGGCGGCCGCCTCGGCGACCGCGAATCCGTCTTTCGCCGCGTTCGAGGCCTGGCGGTAGTGGGTATAGGCGTAGTGCAGGGTGACGTTCCCGCCCCCGTCGGCCTCCGCCACCCAGTCCTGCGCCGCGAACGGCTCGTTCGCCTTGAAGTAGGCATTGAGCTGCGAGGCGAGCGCCTCGGCGCTGTCCGCGTTGTAGCCGACGGCGTAGTCGTGGGCTGCCGCCCAGTTGTCGGAGGCCTCCCACACGCTCAGCGTCCCCGTCCTGTCGGTTCCGTCAAGGGTGTAGCCGGAGAGCCTGATGAACAACCGCTCCAGCATCGGAGACGTGGTTAACGTCTTGCTCATCACCGCGACCTCGCCGCGGAAGTCCTGGTGGTCCACGCCGATGACGACCACGCCGATGACCTCGCCTCCCTCGGGGAGTCCGTCGGCCCTGAACGTCCCGGGCGCGGCGAAGCGCAGCGCGTGCGCGCCGTCGAGGTAGGCCACGCTCCCCGTCCTCGCCGACCTCAACCCCACGACCACGTTCCTGCCGTCGTATCTGCATACATTGCCCGCCTTTATGAGGGAGACCTGGCTCTCGTCCGCACCCTTCCCCGTGTCGGCCTTGTAGGCCGCCTCTGTGTCGTAATACTTTATCATGATGTATCCTCCTTTCTTTTTTTAAGCCTGCCTCCAGTCCGCAACGGAATCAACGCCGGCGGCGTAGTACAGCCCGCCCGACGCCGCGTCGAGGTTGATGTACTGCTGCCCCGCGAACGCCGGCACACCGTCCCATGGGAGTCCGTCCGGGAGGTTGACCGGCACGTTAGCCTCGGCCGGGACGCCATGTCCGAGCATCACGAGGGGGTAGCGGCACCTCGTCAGCCCCCTCACATCGACCGTCCCGGCGGTCGCGTCGCCGAGGAGGCCGCGGCTCCCCTCCAGCGCGTCCAGACGGGCGGCGAGGCTCACTATGGCCTCGGCCACGACACGGTGGTCGAGGCTCGCCTCCATCTTTTGGTAATAGCCCTCGAGGCTCTGGTGCTTCGTCAGGTAGCCCGTGTCGTTCTCCAGCTCCGAGACCTTTGTCGGGGCCGGTGTCTTGATGTCCCCGGCTCCGAGAACCGGCACGCCGTTGACGGTCTTGATGTTGGTGCCGGAAACAAGCCGCTGCTGAAAGTCCCAGTAAGAGATATTCGCTTCCATATAATGGCCATCATCAACCATATCCCGGTCAGATATGACACACCTGAGTCCTCCCGAAGAATAGGTGTACATCAAAAGGACTATTTCCGAATAGTCGTCAGAGGAGTCGTCCGTCATGCCGATGACCGAGGAGGCTTTTTGCTTATAGTTGATGACGTATAACGGTCGTCCGCTTCTTATAGCTGTATCCAATTCGATGACTTGATCCCTTGTGACCTCCGCGCCGTTGGCCAGTCGGAAAGCCCACGTGCAGTCATAAGGCTCGACGTCCGCCTTGTCCGCCTTGACCTTCCCCAAATCCTCAATGGACTTCGTATGCCCTGCCGCGAGCGTGTTCAGCGCGGCCACTCCAGCCTTGTTCTCGGCCACCCCGGATGCGTTCCCCGCTATGTCTGACGTGTGTTTCTCCGTCAGCGTCTGAAGTTGGGATATTGCCGCGGCCAACTGCGCCGCCCCCGTCTTGTCTGAGGCGATGTAGTCCGCTATCTCCTTCAGGGTGTCGAGGTCCTCCGGCGCACCCGCCACCACCCTGGCTATGGCGTCGGCCACGGTCTTCTTCACGGAGCCGTCAACGTTGGAGTCCGAGTTCAGGATGTCGATGAGCGACTGGAGCACGGCCACGGCGGCGGCCACGTTTGCCACGTCCGACTGGCGGGCGATGACCTGCGGGTCCACGGACACCGTGTTGTCATCCGCGACTGACACGCCGTAGCCCTGCCTCACGGGTCGGGAGTATGTCCCGGCGCCGTTCAGGTACTCGTTGGCGCGGCCGTCCTTCGCCAGCATGTCAACCTTCCCCGCCCTCTCGTCCGTGAGGTCGTTCGCGGAGAGGCCCTTGCCTGGCTCCTTGTCCACCTTGCCGTCCAGCATCCCCTGGACGCGCTTGTCGGCCTCCGCGGCGGACTCCTTGGTCTGGAACGTATCATCCGCCTCTTTTGACGAATATATGCCAAGATCTGAAGACGCCATCTTGCCTTTCAACACCACCCCGTTAACAGACGGCAAATTCTCAAGCACCTCGTAATCATATCCTAACCCGTTATCTTCAAGCAAGCCGGCAGCCAGCAATGCCCATCCCGGAGCCACGGTATACGTACCGTCGCTGTCTTGCTTGAAATAAGGTTTGTTCCCGACCTGTTCCGCCAGGGAAGCGTATACCGACCCATCGCAGTACACCCTATCCTGCGGATAGTATTTTCTTGTGTCGATATATTTTCCTGCCGACCACGGCAGCTTCTTTATGCAGTTCATATATCAAAAAAATTATATTATCTTTGTCTTGGTAACGCGCACTACAGGGTGCTACCCTCCCGTAACGCGCCCACAGGGTGCTCTCGTCCGGCTAACGCGTCCACAGGATGCTCCGCCGGATTTCTTTTTATTCCGCCACGCCGAAACACATCTTCGACCGTTTCATCATCAGGCCGGTAGACGGATCTTTCTTCTCCTGCAGATCGACGGTCAGCGGCGCGACGTCCGAGTAGATGTACCGCGGTATCAGTTTCCCGTTCTTGTCGAGCAGCTCCATGGTCGTCGGCGACAGCGGCTTTGCCGGATCGACCAGCGCGGTGAATGCCGGATTAACATACCGCACGGCTATGCCGAACGTCTTCCTGGCGGCCTGGGCGGAGCCGAAACCTCTCGACACGTTGCTCTCCGCCGCCCACTGAGCATAGTTCCTTGTCCACAGCTCCGCCTTCGTGTGGGCGTTGTCCGTCATGAACCTTTTGACGATGAAGTCCCTGAGATCAGAAAGACCCATGGCCACCCCTTCCGCGCCGCTGAAACCGGCGACGGTGAAGGCGGCGTGATCCGTGATTTTCTTGTCGCCGAGCGCCGCGAACCATCCTTTCCTGGAGAGCCTCACCGGCTTGGTGCTCGTGCCGTCGTAAAAATAACGCCTCCGCTTGTTCATCCGCCGGTAAACCATCAGCACCGCCTCGTACTTGTCCGACGACAGGGCCGGATGCCTGACGGACAGGACCTGTCTTTCGATATCTTCCGGCGTGTATCCCCTGACCACCCTGAGGACGGGCCGGACGCGGAGCCTGGCGTTTGTGTCGATGACCTCCGATGCCTTCGGGATGCCGAATCGAAACGCGAACTTCTTTGCCGTGTCCGGTCCCGACGCCGTGACCTCCGCGGTAGGGTCGCCCCCGGCGATGAAGAAGGCTTCCGCGGTCGGAGTGGCGAACCCCGCGGCTGCCCCGGAAGACCCGTCCTTACCCGGCCGGCCCTGGGCCTTGACGCCCGTGTCAACACTGCCTATCCACCAATTGCCGTTGTCGCCGATGTGTGGTGTCTGCCCGTCAGTTCCGGCATTGCCTTGCGCTTTTACTCCGGTATCCGTTGTGCCTATCCACCAATTGCCATTAGATCCGATGTAAGGCGTGTCACCATCCTTTCCGGAAGACCCCTTGCTTCCGTTGCGGACCTTGAACTGGCTGGACGACCCGTCCGTTAACTTCACGGTAACCACATTCTCCCCGCTGTCCGCCGTTGAGGTGGTGGTCTGGGTGACAGACTTGATCCCCACTCCGTCATCGCCTTTTTCCCCTTTGTCTCCCTTGGCGGCTGATGAGGAAGATCCGGAGCCTGACGAATCACCGGACTCCACATCCTCCGTGTTTGACGCGGAGCTGTCGCTCGGCAGCTTGAAGGACTTCCTCGGCCTCTCCCTCAACGTCAGCGAATATGTCGGTATGTTCGCCTCGTTCTCGTTGATGGTGAGCGTGTCTATCAGGTCTGAATAATAGCCCAAGGCCATATACCCCTGCGACAGCAGGGAGGCCTCGAAACTGAGGAATTGTCCCTCTATGAAGCTGCGGGCGTTCTCCTTTATGAACTTAGCGTCCATCGAAGGCGTCAGCACCGCGATCGGATGTGACAGCTCGTCAAGCACTTCCTTCGCCCTGCTGAGTAGCCTCTGTGACGCATACTCGATATATTCGTCAGGCATCTTGATGTCGGTGAGGACGAACCTGTCCCCGGCGGCTATCGGATATGTGGAGTTCGGGAATGTCATGTTCACCGATCTGTCCACGACACGCCTTATTTTCAGATTCCACCCATCCGCTGAGCTGTCATAGGAGCACTTGTCGATTCTGAAGCTCCTTCCGGCGCATGCCCCTGTCTTCATCTCAAGCGTCCCTACCTTGCCGTTGGAGGACAGTCTCTGCAAGTTCGGGTCGAAGCCTATCTGCTTGAGTGTCACGTATGCGCTGGTGGGATGCCCGTCCCGCAGGCTTATTGAAATCGGCGTGCTGTTGTTCTGGTCAACAGTGACGCTGGATGACTGCAAATATTTCGACACGCTCGCGGTCACAGTCAGGTGGAGCTCGAAGATAAAAGTGTTCCCATAGTTCGTGTCACTTACCTTGAAGAAGTCATCGTGAAGCAGTACACAATCATCCGGGATAGACAGCCGCGTCTTGCCTGTGGTGGAATCATAGTTTCTCAGCAAATCGACCTTTGCCTCGTTGCCCATGTGGGTGACAGTCAGGAACGCCTCGTCCAAAGACACCCCGTTATCCATTTCAACGTATATATCCGCCTGCCCGTCCGCCAGAATGATGTCAGACCACCGTCCCATCCTAAGGGATGCAAATCCTATGTTCTTGGTGAGTGTGACGCTCCCGTTCACACCAACGGATCCCGTCATGCTCGCGTCACATACCGGATCGACTGTCTGCGTGATCTCTTTGACACCGCTTGTGCCGTCATCAAGGTTGGCGGTCTTCGACGATTTGACCTCGTCCGCCCTCTCGGAGTCTGTGTATATGCTTGTCGAGGGATAGTATTCGTCCGTGGTCTCCATAGACTCCCGCACGTCCCCTATCGTCACCCCCTCTATGGACGGGTATATCTCCCCGTATTCCTCGTCATCGAAGTAGAGCACCTTCGGGCGCACGCCCAGAAGCCTCTCGTCCCTGACAGAGGCCACCCTTATGAAAGCCTTCTTCGGGTCCGGCAGCGAGTCCGTCTTGCCCCACGAGGACACAGGAATCATTAGGTTCGGGATGTCCACGCTCTCCGCGTCCTTTATGTTCAGCGAGTTGTAGTATCTCGCCCTCATATTGCGGCTGGAGCCGAAAGGATAGAGCCGCGTGCACACATCGTCCAGTCTGGAGAACGTCACCTTCACCGATGTAAGCCCCGAGCCTTTGCCGATGGAGCCTCCGGCCACGGTGTTGCCCGCCCTCTTCGTGTTCGCCCCGCCTATGGAGAGGATGTGCTTCCCGGTGGCGGGGTTGTATGAATATGTCCATCCCACGTTCTCCCACACCGAATATATCTGGTCAAGAGCGTCCAGCACGCTGCTCCCGCTCTCGATGGAAAGCTCCCTCGCCTCCGACACGGAGGTCACGCTCGTCTTCAGGTCTGCGTCCAGAACCACGCTCCACTCTCCCGGATAGCCGCTGTCCAGGCAGGCCTGTATCCTCGCGGCCAAGCCGTCCACGTCCTCGAACGTGGAGATCGTCTTCCTTGACGAGAAATGTACCGTGTTGTCGGCGGTCACTATATCCCTGAAAAGGCACCGTTCCAAGTCCTTTGTCCTCGCGTAGAAGCGGACGTTGGAATAGACATACCTCTCCCCGACCTTCTGCTTCTCCGAGTTCTGCGCCATCTCCGGCAGGTCATAGAGGGTGTAGCGCAGCCCCGTCCTCGTATAGTCCACGTAGTCCCCGACCGCCCACGCTATCGGGGTGTCGGACGAGATCTCCCTGAACTCCAGATAGGACGGTTTCAGGTACGTCCCATGATAGACGGGGCATCCCCTGAACCTCACCGAGCCGCCGCCAGCGGCCATTATACTGAATCTCGCCATATCCCTACACCTCCACTATCGAACCGCCTGAATATTTCGTCCTCGCCGTGGGCCTGTTCACCTTGAACGTGACCGTGAATATCGCCCGCGTCCAGCTTCCCCTGCGGAGGAACGACTCCTCCTTGTACCCCGCGTACCTCACGGCCTTGTACCCTACACCCGTGTAGGAGTCATAGACGCTGAACTCCCCGTCCCTCACCTTGGCGAAGAACGAGTCCACCTGTGACCGCAGCACGGCTTCGGACGACACCGAGCCTGACGAGTACGCCTTCACGTAGAAGGAGACATCGAACTCGAACGCCTTGTAGTACATCTTTGCCGTGTACTCGTCGTCCCCGTCCTCGTCCTTCCACTCGTTCGTGTACACGTCCTTCGGCTCCGGCAGCAGCGGGTACGGGTTCGACTTCGCCACCATCCCGAAAGACGAGGCTGTGTCGATCGCGGACGTGTCCGAGGCCGTCTGGATGTAGAACGGCTTGTAGTCCTTTATGTCAGGAAGGTACGGCATACCGGATAATACATTTTCACTCCCCAAAGATTCAATAATAGCCGCTGTTAGCGGCTATTATTATAACACTTTATATCACTCCGTGACGACCTTCACCCCGTTGCCGCCCTCTGAGTGCGGAGCGAGGACGCCCCTGAACTCGGCCAGCATCTCCTGCGTGGCCACGGCGGTGTTGTACGTGTTCGCCTGGATCTGGGCGAGATGCTCAGCGAGTGTCGGAGAGGAAGGGAAGGCCGACCGCAGAATCTCCAGAACCTGCGCCCTCTGCGTCTTCGCGAACGACACGTCCGCCCTTATCGCGTTGATGTAGCTCGCCAGAAGGCTCGCAGTGTCCTCCGTCACCGCCTTGATGCCGTCCGAGAGCGTCCCCGATGTCTGGCTCGCCTCCTTGGTCATAAGGTTTACGTTGTCAAAGGAGCCGATTATCGCGTTGATGATGTCAGCAGCGTCCTCGGTCTTCTTCCTGATGTCTTCCGCGAGGCTCGCCGTCCTGTCCGCCACGTCCTCCGCGCCTATCTCGCCCTTGGAGTACTGCTCGAACATCTCCTTCACCCTCGGCCCGAACTGGTCCAGTATCTCGTCAATGACATAGGACTGGAGCAATGACTTCAATATCGTCTCGCCGAGGTTCTGGAACGCCGAGTCGAGGTCGTCAACCGCGTCGCCCACCCGCTTGAAGTTGTCGAGGAACGAATCCACCATATCCCCGGCGAGTGAGCCGACAAGGGACCCTACCATACTGTCTATCTGCTTCTGGATCTCATCGTACTTCTCCTTGATGTCCACGAGGTTCTGGAGTTCCTTCCTCTGCTCCTCGCTCAACTGGGTGTTCGTCTCAAGGAAAGCCTTGGCGTTCTCAACGTTGAACGCGCCGTCGGCGTCCCAAAGATCGGGTGCGAGGTTGCCGAGGGCGGTGTGCTCATCAGACATTCCGAGAAGCTGCTGGAACCAGTTACGGTCCTTTGTTTTGACCTGCATTCTCTTTAATCCGTCCAACGCCTCGTCTATATCATAGATTTGCTTGTTGAACCTCGGACCATTGAAGGCAAAAAATCCCCTGTCGTCTTGCGGACCCGTACCGGAGTTTATAAGTTCCAGCGTACCGTACTTCATATTCAAATCGCTCAGAGCTTCGCTGTATGCCTCCGCCGCCTTCCTGCCTTTGTCGAAATATTCGCCCATCTTAGAGAACGTAGCCTCGCCAAAAACGGAAGACACGTTGGAGACATTCAATTCAAGTAGCGCAAGCGCATTGGCGAAATCGGTGCTGTTCTGGGCGGCTTCCCTCGCCTCCGCCGCCTCGTTGGTCAGAGCGCCCGTCACTCCTTTGAGCACCTCCATCGCCGCTGCCGCCACAGCACCCCACACGCCGCCGGATGCCGCACCGGAGGCTATGTTCGCGAACGCGTCGCCGATGCCCTTCATCGTCTCGCCGATGGACGTTATTCTGTCGTTGCCCATCGCGTCTCCGAGCTGGACGAACGAGTCTCCGAGTTGGCTTACTCCCTTGGCTGCGGCCTGCGCCCCTTTCAGGAGCTTTTCCTTCATCTCGTCATCAACCTTGTCGAGGTCGGCGTTCAGCAGATCCTTCACGGCCTTGACGAAATCTTTTAGCCTGAGACCGGAGTTGTAGAGGTTGGTGGTTGTCTCCTGAGACAGCCCGAGGCTGCCGATGTCAACATTCTCCAACTCATCCTTTATCTTCTTTCTCAGCACGGCTATCTGGCGGAGCGACTTCTGGCTCAGGTCCGTCAGGTCTATGCCCTTCCCCTTGCCGACGCTCTCCGACACGTATCTCTTGGCGAGGTCGTTGACGCTCTCCTGCGCCTTCTTCCTGTTGTACGCCTTCTCCTTATTTGCGAGTTCCGTCAACGCCCTGTCGCCGCCCTCGACATACTTCTTCCAGAACTCATCCCCGTACTTGATCCTGAGAGCCTTCATCGCAAGCTCGTTCGTCTTGGCCGTCTCGAACTCCTCGCGGATGCCCTCGATGTTGAGGTCAACCTTGTTGTTCTTCGACCTGAGGTCGGTCACTATCTTGCTGATGTCGAAAGCCACTCCCTTGCCGTCTATGGCGAAATCCTTTGACGTGAGACTCTTTATCTCCTCCACGAATTTCTCCGCCGCCTCGAACGCGTCCGTCATCGCCTTGGTGGCGTCCTTGCCCATATTGGCGAGAATCTTGTCAGCGTTGTCGGCCTCTCCCGGTATGAGCCGCAGCTGGTCGGCAAGCCCCCTCAGCTGCTCGTCATAGTCGAAGTTGTCGCGCAGCGAAGAGGATATGTCCGGGAACAGCGCCTTCATCGCCTCGCCGAGCATCGACCCCGGTATTGCCGCCTTCAGCTGCTCGTAAGCGTCCTTCAGCTTGTTCACCACCTGAACAGTGGCCTGAATCTCCGCGCGCTGCGCCTTCTGCCGCTCGGTGAGTTCGTCTGGCTTGTCGGTAGTCTGCTCCTTGGAAGTAGCCTTGTTCAGGTCAATCTTCAACAATTTGGCGACGGCCTCCACGCCCTCGAGGTCTTTCTTCCACTGCCCTATCTCGTTCTTCTGATAGTTTGGGGAAGCGTTGGCGACGCTCTCCGTCAGCGTCTTGTAGGACTTGCGCAGCTTGTCGATGTAGTCGGTCAGATCCTGCGAGCTGCTCTTGATCATGTTCCCCGACTTTTTAGCGGCCTCGCCCTCAGCCTTCTCCAGGGCCGCGTTCACCTCCTTCTGCCAGTCGAGAAGTTCAGCCCCGGCATCACTCCCCAACTGGTTCCTGCGGATCTTGTCAAGGGTAGTCTCTATCTTCTTGCGAGCCTCCTCGGTGGTCAATCCGAGTTCCTCGAACTCCTTGCGGAGATACTCGATCAGACTCACGGTAGGCCTCGCACCGCTCATTCCGTTCTCTATGTCCTTGACGGCTTTCTTGGCGTTGTCCACGTACCGCTTGGCCTCCTTCGACAGGTCCTCCGGGGAAAGCAGGCCACTCACATACGCGCTGATCTCAGACCTCACCCCGGCGTCCGACACCTTCATCGCGCTGAGCGCGTCATTCAATCTCTCGGCTATCTTGGAGAACCCCTCTTTCTGCTTGTCGTTCATTCCTTCAAGCACGGTGTCAAGGAACCGTTCCTTGGCGGAGTTCTTCACGGCGGCGGCGAGACGGTCATAGACCCCCTCCAGCTCCCCGACCCTTATCTTCTCCTTGTCCAAAGCCGAGAGATAGGAATCGTAGTTCTTCAATAAAGCGGATTTCGCCTTGTCGTATTTCTCGGTGCCTTTCTCCGCGCGTTCCAACGCGCCCCATAACGTGTCGAGCTTTGAGATTTCCTCCGTTATGTATGAATTGTATTGCAGAATCGCATCGTTGGCGGCCGCCTGAATCTTCTGCTGGTCGGATTGCCGCTTGGTCAGCTCATAAATCGCAAATCCCGCCGCCACCGCCCCCGAAGCGAGCAGAGCGTAAGGGTTCATCTTCACAGTGACCAAGGTTTTGAGTTTTCCCGCAAGTGAAGACAGAGACGCGAGCAGTTTCCCGTTGGCCGCCGCCGCGACTAACGCCCCCGCCTTGTACACGCCGAACACAACAACTATCTCCTTCAGGACGCGCCCCAGATCCTCGTAGCTGCGCACCGCCGACAGGGCTGTGTCCACGATCCCGTGGAAGAAGCCGCTGTTGCCCTCTCCGATGGAGAACAGCATCTGCTCGTAGGCGTCCTTCAGCTTCATCACCTTACCCTTAAGGGTCTCGGACAGCACCGACTGCATGTCAAAGAACTTGCCGCCCTCGCTCGTGAGGTCCTTCAAGACCTTGGCCACCATCTCGAACGGGACCTCCCGCTTGCTTATCTTGTCGAACACCTCTCCAACGCTCACGACCCTGCCCTCCAGTTCCGTGAACTGACCCGCCAGTTCTTGCAGCAGCGGCACTCCGGCCTCGGTGAACTGCCTCACCTCCTGCCCCCTGAGGAAGGAGGCGGACCTCACCTGTCCGTAGGCGAGGATCATGCGGTTCATGTCTACGCCGAGACCCGCCGAGACATCTGCCAGCATCTTCGTGGTGTCGTACAGCTCGTCGAGGGGCACGGAGAACGCCGAGAGCTGCTTGGCGTAGGACGTGACCTCGGAGAAGGTGTACGGCGACTGCACGGCCAGCTTCTGGAGCTTGCCGAACAGGGCGTCCGCCCCCTGCACGTCCTGCACGATGTTGCGCAGCGCCATCCTCTGCATCTCGAACTCACCCGTCACCCTGATGATGGAGCCGAGGAAGCGCGTCACGCCCTGCACGGAGAAATAGGCGGCCGCCATGGTTGACAGCTGCCCGAGGATACCCTTCTGTCTCCCGAACGCGCCCGTGGTGCGGTCAGCCGCGTCGGCCGTCCGCTGCTGCTCCCTTTTGAGCCTCTCCGCCGCAGCCGCCGTCTTATTCTGCTCGGTAAGCACCTTCTGATGTTCCCTCGCGGTGCGCTCCACGGCCTGCCGCACCTTCTCTTCAGCCGCGGCCGTCTTGGCGGCAGCCTGAGCCCTCCTCGCCTCTATGTCAAGGGCGCGCTTCGCGCTCGCCGCGTCGGATGCCGAAATCTGGCTGAATTTCTGCTTGACCTCCAGCAGCGTGGAAAGCTCCACGTTGGCCGCCTTCGCCGCCGCTATGTCGTCCTTGATCCTCTTGTTGAAGTCAACGTCATCCAGTATGACCTTGAAATTAAGGTTGTCTATCGTCGCCATGTTCCTGATTGTCTGATTCCTCGTCCGCCCCGTTGAAAACGTCCTCCACCGTCATCCCCTTCGCGGCTATCCTCGCGCGGAGCTTCCGCAGGGACTCCTCGTTGAGCCTCACCGACTCGTCCTCGCCGGACTGGGGCGATCCGTCCGCCGAGCCTTTCCCGGACCCTTTCCGCCTCCATACGGTGTGCGGAAGGTCGCTCATCATCACGTCTATCTGCGGAAGCGTCAGCTCGCAGTTATAGACCCAGTTCCTGACCCTGACGAGCCCGAAGAGGAACCGTCTTGTCCCTCCGGCGAAGGGGTATTCCTTGATGAAAGCTGACTCGCGGCCGAAAGAAGTTCGGCTCGGTACCGCTCGGCTTCCTTCCTCGTCATCGTCATCCAGTCCGTCCTCATATCCACCGAGAACGCCATATTCGTCCAGTGTGCCGTAAGCGGAACTTTTTTTTTACCCGCCGCTATTATCGGGGTGTACTGCGATTCCGTCCAGCCGCGCCACAGCGCCCACCAGCGCCACAGGAAAGGCCAGAACAGCCTTATCCTCCAGTAGCCGTTAAGGACTATCAGGGCGGCCTCCTTGGCCGCGAAGTACGGCTCGCGGCAGAGGCTGCGCGTCGTCTCGGAGGAATCCTCCTTGGCGGCCTCCATATCGTCCCTCTCCAGCCATAGCCTCGTCAGTCTCTGCATCGTGTACGGCTTCATCCCCGTGACCCTCACGGTCTTTTTGGTGCCGGGGATCCTCACCTTCTCCGGGATGTCCTCGACCACGTTGTCGAAGTACTCCCTCCTCGCTTTTATGTCTGGTTGCTTCATCGTCATAACAAAATAAAAGCGGGCGGGGCGGAAGACCCCACCCGCAGGGTGTGTGAATCCTCAGGGGACTTTTTAAGCCGACTTCTTGAGCACTGCGAAGTCGCCCTCGCCGCTCTTGAGGTTGCCGAGCACGGTGCCCGCGAACCTCACGCACAGAGGGTTCGAGGTGCTGTCCTGCGTGAGTGAGGCCACGAACTTCACCCTCGCGAAGACGACCGCGGTCTTCTTGGACGCGCTCACGACAAGCACGGACGCCATGACCTCTTTAGGGGTCTTGAAGAATCCGGCTCCCGTGTAGGTCTCGCCTGTGCTCGCGGTGACGGACGCGGCGGACTGTCCGGCGGCGAAGAAGTAGGCCAGAAGCGCGGAGGCCACGGAAGGGATGTCGCCCTGGAGCTTCATCTCGCCGGTGGTTACATCGGTGTCGATGGTCTCGTCGTTCTGGTCGATCTTGATCTCGTCCGTGGACGGGTCGTCCTGCGAGATCTGGAATGTGTCCTTCAGGGTGAAGATCTCGTCCGCACTGACGAACGTGAGTGTCTTGAAGTCCACGGAGCCGTCCGAAGGGACGGCGAGCAGCTTGATGGACGCGCACCCTCTGTGCAGGTCCTCCAGCATTGCGTGTGTAAGTGTTGCTGCCATATCCTAAATGACTTTTATTGTTGCCTTTATGCTTACTATCCTGCAATTGAAACCGAAGTCGTCCTCGGTGTCCCCGATGACGTTCGGATGATTGTCGAACTCGTAGCGCCCCGTGTACGAGGGGAGCCCCTCGACGAGCGCGCGGTACATCACGGAGAGCCTCCTCCCGTTCTTGGAGTTGTTGGCGTTCTTGGCGAAAAGCTCGAACACCACGCGGCACTCACCGTATGTCCCCATATCCTCCACACCGCCGGAGACCCTCGCCACAATGTAGTCGGGTTTCTGCGGGGCTGATTTCGGACGGGAGGAGTACACGGAGCCGCTGACCTTCAGGTCATCCCTGACGATGCGGACGATGGTATCCTCCAGCTCGGTTATGTCGAAAACGTTCATCATCCAACGGGTTTGAATTTTTCGGCGAAGGTCCTCGCTGTCATGTCCACGGTGTCGTGCATCACGTCAAGCTCGTAGTCGAGCGAGAAGAAGGACGGGGGATTGATCCCGGCCATCACGACGCCGACCCATCCGGCGCGACTGACCCTGCCCTCCATCCGGAGGAGCCGGGCCGTGACGTCGCCTATGGCCTCGCCCGCGGAGGTGACCTCCATCTGCACGGAGGCCCCGTTGTGAACCACGAGCCACCCGTAGGTGTCACCGGACGTGAGGTGCCTCTGGTGCTTCGCGTCGTGGATGTCCAGCGCGTAGCGCACGGCATCCCTCAAGACTCGTACAAGCCCCTCCCTCACCGTCCTCTCCTCGGAGGCGGCGAGACGGGCGAACGCCGCCTCTATGACATTCTCGTTGCTCCTTGCCATCAGTTCTTGACTTCCTTGACCCAGACGTTCGTGCCGAGGTTGAACGTGGTCTGCTTGACCACCTCGCACCTGTAAACCCTCGTGTAATCCTCCATCACAAGGATGTCGCCCGGATCGAGGGGCGTGAGGAACATAGGACAGGCGAGCCGGTAGTCCGACTCCTGCACGTCCCCCGCAGCCCTCGTGTTCTCGGACGATGTCCTGTATCCGAAGGGCATCTCACTTACCCACTCCGTCAGGAAGGAGCCGTCGGGATTCCTGACGGGCTCCCAGTCTGACATCACGCAGGCCTCCAGAAGCACGGGCTCGTAGACCGGATTCCCCCTGTCATCGACTCCGGGGTCTCCGTTCTCGTCCAGCCTCGCCCTGAACGCCTTGAATGTGAATGGGAAACGTGGGTTGTACATCTGGTGTATCGGTTTCTAATACAGGTCTCTCATTGTGAATCCTCCGGCGGTGGCCTCCTCGGCCTTGTCAGACTCCCACTTGGCGTAGAGCCTTTGGGCCATCTGGCGCAGCCCCCCCCGGTCGACGACATTCTTCGCCGCCTTCTGGTGCTGCCACCCGCCGTCGGACACATACTCCCCGGTCGAGGACGACGAGGAGGACGCGAGCCACATATAGAGGTCCGCGAGGCAGAGGTCCAGCTCCCTCTGGCCGACCTCCGACACAGGAGCGCCGGAAACCACGCCGTTGTTGAACAGGATCGCCCTCACGGTGCCGTCGGGGACGTTGTAGTCAACCATCCCCGGAAGCCACTGGTCTATCGTGTAGTCCGCCATGCCTCCCCTCCGTCAGTTAGGCCGAGTAAGGATGGAAGTAGTAGAAGTGCTGAGGCACCGAAGGGACGACAAGGGATGTCATCTCGGTGTTGAAGCTCTGGCACTTCTTCACGTAGTCGGCGCCCACGGTGAGCAGGAGCCTTCCTCCGTAGTAGGTCGCGTAGTCGCCGCCGCCGATGGCGATAGGTTCCACGGTCTTCACGGTGCCGATGACTCCGTCAGGCACAAGCACGAGGACGTTGTCATCGAACGCGCGGAACGATTTCCTTGAGAGCGTCTTCGCGTCGTTGTCCCACCTCTCCACGGACACGACGGAGTCGATGACCTTGACGGGAACGCCCACGATCCTCTCGAAGACGGCCTTCTTCACGTCGTCCCCCTGCACGGAGGCCGATGAGGCCTGCACGCCCGCGTCCGCGGTAGGGAAAAGGTTCGCCCCGATGGCGGCGAGCACCTTCGAGTGGCTGAGGACTGCATCGAAGTAGTCGCTGTCCACCTCGATGTGCATCGACACGCCTGTCTTCCTCTTGGCGTCCCTGATCCAGTCCCTGAGGTCCTTGATCGGGTTGGCCTGGGTGCCCTCGGTGTCGTAGGTGCTGTCTGTCCACCATCTCTTCGTTCCCGTCAGGGACGTGATGTTGGAGGAAGGCACGTGCGCCGCGAAGGTCTGGTTGACGAGGCCGTTCGGGTTGTTCGTGTCGGTCAGCTCGAACTTGCCCCTCGACACGACCTGGTGCCTCTGGTAGGTCAGCGAGTTGGTGTGGCCTCCGATGAGGGTGTCGATGGTGACGAATAGGTTGTTCAGGGCGGCGTCAACGACCCTGCTGGAGGTGGCCCCGAACCGCTGCTCAAGGATGTACTGCTTGCGCAGCTTGTCCTCGTTGAAGTACTCGACCATCTTCATTCTCGGGATCTTGCCCGTGGTGAGCTGCACAGGCTCCCTGCTCACAGGCTTGGCCGGTGAGTCGAGGTCCACGTAGGTCGCCATCACGTTCAGGCCGACCTCGCCCTGAAGCTGCTCGTAGGTGAAGTCGAGCTGCATGTCCGGGTCAAGCTCGAAGCCGTCCAGCTGGAGGCTGTTGTACTTGTTGGGCATCACCTCGTCGATGTAGCCCTGGAGCCTCGCCGGGTCGCTGCCTCCCAGAGCCCTGGAAAGCAGGTCGTAAAATTCCAAAGTGTATGTCTCCATATCTCTTTCTGTTTTTTAGGGTTTAGCCGTTCACCTGGATCACGCCCGGCACTGCGGCCTTCATCGCGGCGGCAATGTCAGCGGACGGCGTGCGGTCGATGAGGATTCCCTCGGCGTGTGACATCACCGCGGCTCCGGACGCGCCCGCGCCCTCGTCATCCGCGTCGATGTCTCCGAGGTAGATGTCGTTGTACAGGTAGGCGTTCGGGGTCACGTTGGCCTCCGCGCTGATGATGACCTTGCTGCCGGCCTTGGCCGAGGCCACGGTGGCGGTGAGGTCAAGCTGCGACGGCGTGGCCGCGTTGGCCTCTGAGGCCGTAACCTTCACTCCTTCACCGGAAGGGATCGTGTCCTCCACGAGTTTCACGTACATGTCCTTGCCCGGCGTGAATCCCGGATGCTCGGACGGGTCGATGGTCAGCACTCCCGAGGCGTAGGCCTTGACGGTGTAGACCAGCGCCGGTGTGATCACCCTGTCCTTTAGCTGGATGGGCGTGCCGGCCGGAAGGAGAAGTCCCGCCTTGACGTATGCCTTGGCGAGAGAGCCTCCCACAGGATAAGGGGTCACGGTTCCGAGCCAGACCGGTATGTGCCGTCCGCCGAAACCTTCCCTCTTCTGCCCGAAGGCGTTGAATGAGCTCTGCTTCATTTCTCAAATCGGTTTTGGTTGAACTTTACTTCTGCTGCGGGAGCTTGCCCTCGGACCTCAGCCTCTCGACCTCGCCTGAGAAGTCGCCCCTCTTGTAGCCCTCCGGCGCGGCCTTGCCGCTCCTCGGGGCGGGGCCGTCCCCGTAGAACCTCTTGTAGGTCTCGTCGTATGAGGCCACGCACCTGTCCACCAGCGTGTCGGCGGTGTCCGTCTCCGCGATCTGGAGGTCCTTCAGGATCAGGTCAAGCACCGGCTCGCAGTCCGAGCCTCTGTCCTTCAGCTTTCTCCTGAGCTCCGCGGCTATCCCGCTGTTGCGCTCCCTCGCCATCGCCTTCGTGTAGTTCTCCTCCAGCTTGTCGAAGCGCTCCTTGAGTTCCTTGAGCGCGGCGTCATCTTTCTCGGAGCCCTCCCCAGGTTTCGGGTCGGTCTTTCCGGATCCCGCCTCCCTCAGTTCGTCAAGGCTCCTCTGGAGCTCCGTGTTCCTCGCGCGGAGACTGTCCTGATCGCCCTGTATCGCCCTGACGAGCGCGGCCACATCGTCGCCCGCAACGGCGGCTTCGATGTCCTCCTCCTTGGTGACGGTTTTTTCCAGGAACGCGGCAACCCCGTCGAAAGCCTTCTCCCCCAACCCGATGTTCTTGTACCTCGTTTTGAGGGCTGCGATGATCTTCTGTTTCATATTGACCCAAAATGATTTAACCTGTCGCAAAGGTGGGGCTCCGCCTGATATAAAGTGTGATAATTATTACACTTTATAACACGCCTGTCCGCACCTTTGCGGACGATGAGAGAGGAGACCATAGACACAGAGAAGTACCTTGACCCCGTGTTCCTGAGACACGGCCAGAGGGTGTACACCTACGACCTCGTGGAACGCATCCGGGAGGACAACCTCAGCCGCAAGAAGGACGGCAGGAGGATATTCAACATGTGCCCCCAGGCCGGCTTCCAGGAGAAGGTGCTCACCACGCAGGCCGACATCAAGATAGTGGGTGGAAAGAGAGGCGGAGGTAAAGAGATGCCGCTTTATACGCGCATAGTGACTCCATACGGATACCGTGCCCTCGGAGACCTTGAGGTCGGAGATACCATAATCGACCCTTGCACAGGAGGGTTTGAGAAAGTCATCCAAATTTTCGAGCATCATTCACATGATGTGTTTGAGCTGATTTTGGATGACGGAAGCACGACAAGATGTGGGCACGATCATTTATGGAAGGCGAGGATGACCGGATACATCCACAAGGATAGGCATTATAACGGCAGGGGTCTGGATGCCGACTGGCGCATATGGACTTTCGATATGATAAAGGCGTGGTTGGACAAGAAACAATCAGGCGCATACGCTGGCAAGCATCTGGTGATTCCCGTCACGGAGCCGGTAAAGTTCACGTGTGCGGGGAAAGCGATGAGACGTAACGGTCTTGACCCTTATGTCCTTGGAGCCATAATAGGAGACGGGTGCATCACGGAGAGTGCCCGCCGCTCACACACGGCCTTTTTTTTCAGTGCTGATCCGGAGATAGTCGATCGTATCGCCAAAGCCGGGATAGACATGACGCACCCGCAAAGGAACCATCCCGAACCGCTTTTGACTTACTACATAAAAGACCAGCGGCTCGAAGAAATAATATCCGGATGTGGCTTGGCAGGATGCGATTCCTCCAGCAAGTTTATCCCGCACGGATACAAATACGCCACCGTGGAAGAGCGGTGGGCTCTCCTTCAAGGGCTAATGGATACCGATGGATATGTAAGCGAGACAGGGAGATGTTCCTACGCGACGGTGAGCAGCAGGCTTGCCGAAGACGTGAAGTTCCTTGTGGAGTCCCTCGGGGGAATCGCCAAAATAAGGGTCAAGCATTCCGGCTACAAAAAAAATGGGGCGTACATCCCTTGCAAGGACTGCTACGACATACACATCAAGATGCCGCACAGTGAACGGATGTTCCATTTGAAGAGGAAAAAGGAACGCTGCTCCGAGTTTAATCATGGCGTGTCACAGATAACAAGAAGGATTATCGGCTACAGATATGTCGGCAAGGAAGACACGAGATGCATAACCGTGGATAGCCCTAACAGGCTTTATCTATGTGACGATTTCATAGTCACCCACAACACCTATGTCGGCCTCTACGAGTTCCTTCCGTACATCTTCAACCCCGACGTGAACGGCTACGGATTCCGAAAGTATGAGGACGACATAGCCCGAGGCATCTGGAAGTCCTCGAAGCAGGTCTACCGATGGCTCGGAAGCCCCGCCGACACCAGCTTCGAGTGGAAGTTCCTGAACGGGCGCGGGGCCACGATGAAGATGGAGCACCTCCAGGACCCGAAGAAGATAGCCGACCGGTTCAGGGGCGTGGAGATGGCGTTCGTGCTGATAGAGGAGCTGGCCGAGCACACAAGGGACGACCTTGACGTTATATTCGACCTTCTCGCCTCGAACCGAACCACGTCCGGCGTCAGACCCAAGTTCATCTGCACCTGCAACCCGGTCGGCAAGTCCAACAAGCTAAGGCTTCTCCTCGACTGGTGGATAGACCCCGACACGAACAGGGCGATTCCGGAGAGGGACGGGAAGGTCAGGTACTTCTACCGCTACGGCAAGGACGTGAGCGAGATGGTCTGGGGCGACACCCCCGAGGAGGTCTACAACAACGCCACCGTCCACTCCAAGATAGACAATCTCTGCATAAGCACCGGCTCGTCCTACAAGGACTTCATCACCTCCATCACGTTCATCAACGGAGAGTTCAAGGACAACAAGATACTCCAGATAAGCGACCCGAAGTATATGTCCCGAATATCCGCCAAGGGAGGCGAGGGAGTGGTCAACGACATCGAGGGCATCTGGCAGGACATGGACTCGGGCACCTCGATGCTGTCAGCCGAGGACATGTCCCTCCTCTTCGACAACACCGAGCGCAGGGACGGATTCATGCGCGCCTCCGCCGACGTGGCGCTCACGGGCGACTTCTTCGTCATCTTCGCGTTCGACGGCCACCACATCGCCGACATGGAGGCGTGGAGGGGCGTGCCCACGGACGCGGTGGAGACGTTCGTCAGCAAGTTCCTCGAAAGGAACGGTGTGCGGCAGGAGAACTTCACTTACGACTCCAACGGACTCGGGCTGTGGCTCAAGGACGCGTTCCCGTCAGCCGTGCCGTTCAACAACAAGTCCCAGTCGAGCAACACACTCCTGTGGAACAACCTCAAGAGCGAGTGCGCCGAGAAGTTCGTCAAGGACGTGAAGTCGGGGCTGTTCTCGATAGACTCCCGCATACTTCAAAGACGGTTCACAGACTCGAAGGGCAGGTCGTTCACGGTCGCGGACAGGCTCGTGGAGGAGAGGCGCGCCATAAGGCGCAAGGACAGCGACGGAGGGCGCTTCGAGATAATATCCAAGCCCCAGATGAAGGCGGAGATAGGACACTCCCCGGACTTCATCGAGGCGCTGTTCATGGTCGAGCACCTATACGCCATCAAGAAGAGATGCGTGCGCACGGGGTTCGAGAACTGGTAGTCAAACCTAACAATCAAAGAATATGAAGATTCCGAGAATAGACACGATGAGGCCGGAGGATGTCCTCGTCAAGGAGGCGTTCAAGAGGACGCTCCCTTCGGACAGGCTCACGCCCGGAGGCGGCACCTACCGCACGGGGAACGGCGGCGCGATCGACTCGCCGTCTACCGACCCGCTCAGGTTCGAGCTGCTCACGCAGTCCGACTTCCTCAGGGAGTACGACGTGAACTCCCACAGGATAAACTCCATGAAGTACTACCCGAACCCGTTCTCCAAGGACGAGAGCGGGCGGTACAGGCAGAAGATCAAGACGAGGATAGCGATAGCCTTTCAGGAGCGCATCTTCACCAAGAGGCTCACCACGCTCATAGGCAACAGCGTGAACTTCCGCATCGCCAACTCCGAGGCCACCCCGTCCGACCAGAGGACGCTGGCCGCCTTCCGCGAGGGATGGCAGATGAGGAATATGGAGAACGCCCTCTACGAGGCCATAGCCGCGGACGGCAAGACCGGAGACTGCGCCCTCGCCTTCTGGCTGAGCGGCGGCAGGATGGGGTGGCGCTCGTTCTCGTTCGAGAAGGGCGACACCCTCTATCCGCACTACGACCCGCTGACAGGGCGGCTCTCCCTCTTCGGCAGGAGGTACAGGACACAGGACGGCGACGGCAAGAGGCTCACGGAGTTCCTCGACGTGTGGGACGACACCCGATACTGCCGCTACCGGATGGACGCGGACGGGAGGAAGGCCGCCTCGTGGATCATCGACCAGGAACCGATACCGCACAACTACGGGCGCGTCCCGATAGCCTACGACCGCTACGGGGCCCCGTTCTGGGCGAACTCCCAGAGCCTCATAGAGGCCTACGAGACCGCCATAAGCCAGCTCGCGGAGAACAACGCAGCCTACGCCCTCCGCATCCTCTACTCGTTCGGAGAGTCGATGAATATGCAGGCCACGCTCGACGGAACCCCGACAAGGATAGACTCACCGAGCGCGGACGCCAAGATAGGTTATCTGGAGCCGGCTGACGCCTCCAGCTCGTTCACCCTCCAGCTCAACGCCCTGGAGAAGAACATCATGAAGTCCTCCTTCGCCGTGGAGACGCCGGAGATCAAGTCGGGAGCGGACATGTCATCGCTGACGGTCAAGATGCTCTTCGCCGACTCCTACCAGAAGGCATTGCTGGACGCGCAGCACTTCCAGCCGTTCCTCGACGACGTGGTGGAGCTCTTCCAGCACGGCTACGGAGTGGACTCCGGCAGGGTCAGCGAGTTCTCCGCGTTCAGGGTCAAGGCCGAGATATTTCCATACATCTTCATGTCGGAGACCGAGCAGGTCAGCAACATCCTGCAGCTTAGGTCAGCGGGCGCGCTGTCAAGGCAGACCGCCTCCGAGCTCGGCTATGAGCTGGGCTTCGGCGTGAACTCGGAGTACCAGAGGGTACTCGACGAGGAGCATGACGCGCTCACGGGCGCCGCTTCCGTGTCCGGCAACACTGTCAACGACTTCCGCAACAGACAGGCAGAATGACAAGGGAGAGTTCGGCGAAAGAGATGGAGAAGGTCCGGGGAGACGTCGAGCGGCGCGTCTGGGACGCTTCCAAGGCCATACTCGCCCTCGCCGAGGCTTACAGATACCTCGGAAAAACGTTCACGTTCTCGTTCAACGACGACCTCGACACGCAGGTCAACAGGATCCTCCTCGAACTGTCAGACGACCTTATGGCCGACAACAACACGCGGGTGATGCAGACCATATCGGATGCGGAGGCCGACCTCGGGGAAGTCGAGGAATACGTTGGCAGGGAGCAGGGCGACAAGGACAGGACGGAGCGTTACGACTGGTGGTGTTCCAGACTGAGAGACTCGCTGGAGTCATGGGCGAGAGCCGGGTTCGCGTGCGGGCTTGCCGCCTCCGCGATACTCTCCCAAATGAGGACGCACTCCGCCAGCCCGTCAGGGTCGGGGCTGTGGGCGCGATCGGGGATCCAGCCTCCGCAGGGGTTCGGGCAAGGCCTCTCGTCCGACATCATAGGCGGACTCACGCTCACGGGGCAGAACTCAATAAACGAGGCGTTCCAGTACGCCGCGCTGCTTGAGCTGAGGGGAAGGGACGATGTCTCCGGCTACCGTGTCGTCAGGGGCTCGTCGTTCGACTGCGGGCACTGCGACGACCTCTGCGTAGGGATCCATCCCCTCACCGAGATATGCCTCCCCGCCCATCCGAGGTGTATGTGCCGCATCGTCCCCGTGACAAGGGGCGAGGAGCAGGAATAAAGCCCTCTGACGCAAGAGCCAAGGACGGACCAACAACCGCGCGCCCAAGGACAGAAACGCCGCCAAAGCCCAAGGAAACGGCCAAGGGCGGCAAACGAAAAACCCCGTCCGCGCATCACAGCGAAGACGGGGATAAAAAATATCCAATGGTATGAAAAGAACCTCTTTTTTTTGACTACCAGTCAACCGAGACCGTCCAGAGGAGCCAGCCGAACGCCACGCACCGTCCCGGGAACAGTATGTCGATATAGGGGAGGAGACTCACCCTCATAGCCCCTCCTCCGTTTTCTCCGCCGCCTTGGCGAACTCCCCGCGGGCCGCCTCGTCAAGCATCGCCTCCGAGAGTTCCTCGTCCTGCTCCCTGTCAGTCAGACCCGGCTTCACCCCGTACATCTCCGGATGCCGCCCGGCGCACTCCGCGCAGAGCCTGTTGACACCCTTCAGGAACTCCATGTCGGGAACCACGCTCAGGAAGTTCCACGTCACGGCTATGATCCCCTTGATCCCGTCGGCACCGTCCTTGATCATGGATTCCAGCAGCATCCCCTTCGGGAGCGACTTGGACACGGAGAAGAACACGCTCCCCGATATGTCCCTCACCTGGATCATTCCGTCCTTGTCTTTGAGGACGAAACTCCCGACCCTCGTCTCGCCGGCCTGAAGCCGGACCTTGCCTCTACTTACCTTCATCGCTATCGTTTTTGTAAAGAATATACACAACCTCCGCTCCCCTCAGCCTGCACACCCCGAGGGAGGCCATCTCCCTCGTGATGTCCGTCTTGGTGACGCTGCCCCGCAGCTCGTGGAAGATGTGGCTCTGGGCCACCCTCAGGGGGTGCTGCCCCGAATGCCTCGGCTCCGGATAGAGGCCGTTCCTCTCCAGCCACCTGCTCACAGGGCTCGCCGCCGCCCTCGCCTTGCGCTTTATCACCTCAAGATCCTTCTCCATCAGCTCGCACGGGGTGAACGCGCCCCCGTTGGCCGAGAGCCGCCTCGCTCCCTCGTGGATCCACCGGAACACGCCCGGCAGCTCGTTCGCCACTATCCGGGAAGCGAGCCCCCTGTCCTGTTTGTCCGGCGGTATCGTCACACCGAAGCGGAACACGAGAAGCCTCCGGAAGAAAGCGTCCGTCACGTCCCTGAAGGCCGGCATCTCGTTCAGCGCGAACACCAGCGGGGGGCACTTCACGACCACGTTGCCCTCGTACAGCTTCCAGCCCTGCACCTCCTGCGAGGAGGCGAGGGCCTTCAGGGCGGAGTCGAATGACGCGCCCTTGCGCACGTCGGGGGCGAAGTTCACCACCTTGCCCCTCAGCGTCACCGCCTGCTTCGGGTCCGCCAGCTGGTCAGGCGAGAGGAAACCCACCTTGTCGAGACCCATCACCGCCTTCACAACATCGAACACCACGCTCTTCCCGTTGGCCCCGCCGCCCACGAATATCGCCATCTTCTCCACGCTCACCGAGCGCCTGTCTATCAGGCACAGCCCGAAGAACTCCTGGAGGCACGCCCTCTCCGCCCCGTCCGGCACCACCTCCGAGAGGAACGCCTCCCATTCCGGAGCCTCAGGCCTCCCGTCCCCGTAGGCGTAGGGCATCCGCCACGTCACAGGCAGGGACGGGGAGTGCGGCGACCTCCGCCCCGTCCGCAGGTTCAGCACGCAGTCGTCGAAACGCACCAGCATCGGGTCGGACTCCACGGACATATCCCACAGCACCGACAGCGGAAGGTCCGCCATCCTCCTGACATCCGAGGCCCCGACACCCAGCGAGTACAGGACATTGGCCAGCGTCATCATCAGCGCGTCCCTGCGTATCGGGACGTAGCACCCGTCCTCGTAGTGCGACAGCTCCCCGTCCACGTACCTCAGGCCGGAATCGGCAACGCACCCGCGCACCTCCGCGCACAGCGCGTCCACCCTCTGAGAGGCGGACTGCACGTGGCCAAGCGTGTCGAAGGCCGCCCTCCTCCTCCCGAGAAGAGAGGACAGCTCGGCCCTCAGGGCGGGGCACACCGGCGACACCTTACTCCCCATCACACACCTCCTCCCCCGATGTCTCCACGTACCACACGAACCTCCTGTCCGCCCGGTCGAACGCCGAGCACTTCACGCAGTCGCAGTTCCTGTACCTGCGGGAGAAGTCGCACCCCGAGCAGCAGTCCCTGTGGTCGACGCCCTCCGGAACCGCCACGCACACGTACTCGACACCGCACACCGTCACCGTCTCCCCGATCCCGCACTCGACACTCGGATACCTACGCTTCGTGGAAGCGCCCTCCCTCAGCGACCTCGCGGCAGACAGCACCTCCGACACACCACGCAACTCTTCCGCGGTGAAGGACTCCCTCTCCGGATGAAGCCTCGACAATATCTTATGCTCGATACTCATACAGCGCAAATATCCCACTTTTTTCGCTATCACGGTCACGTTTCGATTATTCCCCTATTCACGGAGAAAACACCGCAACGCAATCAGAAACAGCTTCTTACGCCTTCCGAACCGATATGGTCACACCAAAAATCGCAAAACAAATCTCCTCTCATTATCAATAAGTTAAAACGTTATACGTTAGTTTCGTTAGCAAAAAACAACAAATACTTTCTATAATATCTTATTCTCCCCTCATCAACATAAAAAAAGGTAACGAAAGTAACGTAAAAGAATGTTACACCCTTGTAGCCAATAAGTTAGAAAGCGGCTCGGGAAAGGTTTATTTCGCCCCGCTTTTCCTGCATGCCTATTCTCATATCGTTTTTCGATAATTGCAGCAAAAAGCAAAAAAATAAAATAAAAAAATATAGGGGGACAGGGTGGCCGCTCGTCGGCCCGGTCTTGCCCCCCCCCCAGTGCTTCTGGATCCGGATTTTTCCGCCAGATCCGAAAAATAGTAACACACCCTTGTAAGGTGTGTAACTATTTCCGTAAACTGTTATAAATCAATATATTACAAAGAGCGCATAAACTTTATGCGTTTTGTTTAATGTGCTGATAATCAGGATATTAAACTTTTGTTTATATTCCTGATTGTCAATCGCTTTCGATTTCCGCCCTTTCCTTGCGATATAAAACGCAATCCTGGCACTGCAACGGCATATAAAAGCGTTGTATTTCGCCATTCTTGCCGTTCTCGGCCTCTTTCATCCTCTGGAGGTCTGATAACATCTTCAGCACGTCAAGCCTCGTTTTGCCGTCCTTTATGCGGTTGGCCTCGGCATTTAAAAAATTGAGAAATTGTTCCCTATCTCTGAAATCAACCTCCGGCCCCTGCAAGATCTGCAAATTTCCGTCATTGTCGTTGTCGCTCGCGCTGTAGGGCGATATTCCCGCTTTGCCGCTATTGGTGGTGTCGTTGCTGTTGATCTTTTCCCAGAGATCCAAAATTTCGTTCCTGGCTTTATTTCGGAAAAAATCCGTTATCGCTTTATTTTCGCGATCCCTGAAAATTTTGTCAATTCTCTCGCTTTCGACCTGGTGAAATTTTTTTACGGCGTTACGAGATTTCCACGATACAGATTGCGCCGAACCTCTTGACGAAGTTTGTATTTTCGTCGCTCCATTTCTCGAAAGCAGAAAAATCTTATCCCAGTCTTCCTGCGTCTGGTCCTTTCGGTTGAAAATAGCGGCTGTTATTATAGCCTTTTCGCGCTCTGTTATCTCTCTATCTCGTCCAAGTGCTGCCATGTTTTTGCTGTTGTTTGTTTTTTTTGTAATTGCAAAGATACGAAGATCTGGAGGATCTGGAGGATCTGGAGGATCTGGAGGATCTAAAAAAATATTGTAAATAATTGAAAATAATTTCGTTAGTTCTTGTTTGTTCCAAAAAAAAGAGTTATATTTGTAACAGTTAAAGGAAAGGGAGATGGAAAAGGAAAAGCCCCGGGCCTGCATCTCTCGACGTTATCCGGGGCAACAAAATAATATAGTATGGCAAAAGTAGTGAATAATTCGAGAATCTGCAAGGCTACAATTTTCGTAGGCCTGAACGACAAGGAGAGCAAACTTCAGGAGATCTCCACGCTTGAGGCGGCAAAGTATCTCCAGAAGGAGATAGTAAAAGAGTTCGAGGGAGGCACAATCAGCGAGGCAACCGGGATTTACAGGCACCAGGACGGCACGGGGTTCGTGGTGGAGAATACTCTCAAAATCGAGATTCTTTTCTTTGGGTCATCCAAAGAGGAAGCCCGTAGGGCCGTTGTCCCGTTCATCAATTGGGTAAAAGATTTCCTAAACCAAGAAACCGTTGCCCTCCAGCTTGAGGAGATAGAGAGCGAACTGATCTAAGTGTAACCGGGGCCGCTTCTGTGCGGCCCCCTCAATCTAACGAACGATATGGAAAAGAAATATATTATCGGCCTTTGGTGTGGTAGCGGCTACCTCCTTGACACGTTCGCGGTTTCGGCCTCCTGCGAGGAGGAAGCCCTGGAGATCCTTCTGTCGAAGTTGGAGAAAGACAACCGTACAGAACTATTCTTGACAGATGAAGAATTGAGCGATAACTTCGACGCGGAAACCGATGAAAATTATATTTACATCGACCCGACGATGAGCGATCCAAACGCCTTCCCGGCTTACATCCGGGCGGAGAATCTTAAAATCGTGGCGGCCTGATGATTTTCGCCGCCCTTTCAGGGAGAGCGAGGAGGGCGGCTGCATTAACTAACAGAAAAACGAGTACGAAAATGATACGAAAAAGACATATAAATAGAGTTTCCGACATCGCAAGTGACGAGACGCGCCGATATATGATATTTGAGCGCAAGCCGGGCGACCGCCTGTATAAGTTTATAGGCGGAAATATGATGACAGGCCACGAGGCTATGAACTACTTTTGTATATCAGTCTACAACGTGGAGCGGGCCGCGGCTGACTACCAGGCCGCCGGGGTGAGATTTGACGGCGGCAAGGCCTACCAGATCAGGAAGGCGGAGCGCGGCGTTGTGGTGGAATATCGTCACAAATAATAACTAAATGGATATAAAAATGATACAGATGATAAACTACAGCGACAAGGCGATAGCCCTGACGGGAGACACGAAAGAGTATAAGAACGAGTTAAAGGCGGCGGGCGGCAGCTTCAATGCGCGGCTGAGCTGCGGGGCGGGCTGGATATTCTCAAAGAGGAGGGAGGCCGAACTGGTCGCGCTTGTTGCGCGGCTGAACGGCCTGGACGGCACGGACGACGGCAAGGCCGGAGAACAACCCGGCAAAGCCCCGGAGGACGCGGCCGTGTATGTAGGCACTTACGCAAAATATAACGCCGGCAGCCTTGCCGGGAAGTGGATGAGGCTGAACGACTACAAGGACAAGGCGGATTTCATTAAAGCCTGTAACGAGTTGCACAAGGACGAGGAGGAGCCTGAATTGATGTTCCAGAGCTGGGAGCACGTGCCGAGCTGGATGATCACCGAGTCGTCAATAGACGAGGCTGTTTGGGGCTATAAGGAGCTGGAGGAGCCGAGGGCGAGGCAGATAAAGACCGAGATCGAGGCTATATTGAAGGCTAACAATATAGATTACCCGGCGGCGAAGGACGTGGCGGCGGTGGTCGATGCCGGGGGCCGTCTCTTCATCTTCGGAAAGCAGGAGATAAAAACTAAGTTTTGCCACCCTGACGAGCCGGAGGACGAGGTGGAAGCCTGGTGGAAGGTCTGCAAGACCTGGGAGTATTTCCGCCGCAAGAATATGGAGGCGTTCGAGAATGATTTCCGCGCGCCCGATCTGGTGAACGGTTCGGAGTCCCTGACCGTTTACCGGGCGTATGATGGCGAGAATAGGTGGTGGTGGACGGACAGGCCGGAGAACCTCTGGAAAGGCACTGAGAGCGCGCCGATGGACGCGGAGACCCGCCGCAAGCTGGCGGAGGCCTGCAAGGAGGTACGGGCGGCCTTTGAGAAGCGGCTGGCAGCCTGGTGGAAACGATACGGAGCCGATCATCTCCACTGCTGGACATACTGGCGGGACGCGTAGGCCGCCCGTCCTTGCGGATCATCGAAAAATTCATTATTATTCATAAAAAAAACATCATCATTATGTTTACGGTCAAATTTGAGATGGACGGGCAGAACGTCAAAAAGACGTACAACCACGAGGTTTTTGTTGATTCAAGGCACGAGACGAGGGAGGATGCCGAGAAGGTCGTCCGGGGATATTACCGGGACTTCGTGAACGACGGCCCCGACGGGCGCACACGGATAGAGGGGACGGACACCGACTTCACGGTGATCACGGACAACCCCGCCGCGAGGATAACGGGGACCCTCCATTTTTACATCGAGGAGGAGGACGACTGATCCAGATCCTACAGCCCCGGCCGGAGGACGGGAACGGCGGGCGACACGCCGCCGGGGCGCAAATTCTCATGTTTAATTTAAAGCCCGGTTCCGCTCCGGTAAAAAAAGCGGAAATTTTATGAATACTTACGAGACATTTGACAACTACAATTTTGACAACGGCAAGGCCTTCGAGATCGTCGAGACCACCTCCAGCCGCTCCGGCTACCCTGAGGGCCTAAAATGGGCTTTAACGGGCTTCGAGGACTGGGACGAGGCCGAGGAGGCAGCGAAGGCGTTGGACGGCGAGATCATCAGCCTCCGCCGCCGCGACGGTCATCAGCTCTGGACACGTGACGGGCGAATTTTCGAGCCGTACGCTCGCGTGTCGGAGAGCGATGACGAGGAGATCTGGCCGGGCGGCGAGCAATCCGCCCGCGAGTACTGGGACGGCGAGAGCGTCGCACTGGCCGAGGCTCTCCAGCGCGGAGAGCTGGACGCGGACGGCCTGGCGGCCTGGGCCGCCAAGATCAGCAAGGCTCATCAGGAGATCGCCGACGCGGACGAGGCGCAAGGCGTGGTAACCCGCCGCGGCGAGTTTGTGGAGGTCATCGACCTCCGGCCAATGTCCTACCACGACGGCGACGTTACCGCCTACCAAATAGCCGTAATACTATGTGGATAGCCGACATATTGGTGGCCCTCCTGGGCCTTTACGGTGTCTTCGGCATCGCCGCCGCGATCTGGGGCATAAACAACAGAAAAAATGAATGACAGGTATATAGTTTCACGTGTGCCGGGCGTCGATAACGCCTGGCACTGCCTCGACAGCGCGACTGGCGTGTCGGTGACCTGGTCAGAGGCAAGGTTTAACGACACTCAGAGCGTGGCGTGGCCTGATGACCTCGTCGGCTCGCTCGAAAGCCCGGCGCAGTTGGCGTGCGTGATGAGGTTAATGGCGGATTGGCTTTTTGAAAATCACGGGGAGTTGTTATGACTTACGATCTTTTTGATTGCGTGCGGAGGCACGCCGGCACCAAGGCGGCGGGCGTCCTCCGCTATATGGACGAGGTCCACATAGCGGACTGGTCCGACCTGACGAGGGCGCGGCTGAACGACTTCCGCGAGGCGGCTGAACGGGATGTATGCGCGTCCACGGCGCGCGGCTACCTGACGCAGATACGGGCGATCATCACCCGTTACCGAGACGAGGATGGGGTGAACGTCCCGATCAGCCAGGAGGCTATGAAGGAACTTTGGAAGCGCGTCAGACCAGACGACACGGTTAAGATAGCCCTGACGCGCAAGGAGCTGGACGCGGTGGAGGAGGTCAGAGTGAGGACTACCGACACCGAGATCGCCCGGCGAATATTCGTAGTCGGGGCGTACACAGGGATGAGGCTTTCCGACATCCTCGGCGTGAGCCTCGGCAACATACGCGGCGAATTACTCACCTATGTGTCCAGGAAGACCGGCACGGCGGCCACGGTGCCGCTGCGCCCAGCCGTGCGGGAGCATATCGCCTGGCTCCAGGAGCGGGAGGAGGAGGCGCGGGGCCTCAGCCGAACGACCCTGAACCGATCCATCAAGGCGGTGGCGGCGAGGGCGGGGCTGAACGACCTTGTCACCGTGACGCGGGGAGGGGTGACCAAGGAGGGCGAGAAGTGGCAGTTCGTGACGATGCACACCGCCCGGGTGACATTCTGCACGAACATGGCCAAGCTCGGGGTGTCGGTCTTTGACATCGCCAGGATGGCGGGCCACCACGGGATAAGGCAGACCCTGAAATATATCGTCGATTCGGAGCCGGAGCTGACGGCGCGGCAGCTGGCCTATTTCCGTGATTAGGCCGAACGACCTGAACGACCCGAACGAGGTGACGGCGGGTCTTCCGGCTGAACGGCCAAGGCTGGGCGAACGGCCTGACGGCGGGTCATCGGCACCGCGGAGCCCGCGGAGGCTCGATTTTGCCATTTCTTGCCCAAAACCTTGCCACTCAATATTTAACTAATTGAATATAAGATGTCTTTCGAGCCTGATGAGTGGCTCTGTAATATCAAGAATCAAAGTGCTGTAAATCAGTCAGTTGCTTGATTCAGAAGCGTTTGAAAAACGGGTCATTTTCTCAAATTTTCGAGTAAATGCCCGTTTTTTCGCATTCCTTGCCACTTTTTTTGCCACTGGTGTGGCAAGAATCGTGGCAAGTTTTCGTATATTTCGGGCATAAAAGTGGTATTTCAAAAAAAAGTTTTGAACCGTGAACATCAATTTCAATCTGGCGAGGCCGGCGGCGGACATCTCCCCCGTGCGGCTGGTAATCACCCACAGGGGGAAGGTTTACAGGAAATCGACGGGCCTGAGCGTCCGGACGGCGAGGTGGAACGCCCGGCGGCAGATGTCGGGCGACCTGACGGCGGACAGGCGGCTGAACGAGATAAGGGCGGGCTTCGAGGAGAGGCTTGACGCGCTCTCCACGGACTCCGACGTGAGGGCGGCCATCGCCGAGGTGCTGGGGGGCCCGGAGGAGGCGGACGCGCCGGGGATGTGGGACTGGCTGGACAGGTGGGCGCGGACCCCGTGCGCTTCGATGAGGTACAGGCGGCTGGCGGTCGAGAAGGCGCGGTCGCTGATGGAGAGGGACGGCGGCAGGTGGGAGGACGTGGACGGGCCGTGGGCGTGGCGGCTGTCCCGGCGGCTCGACGAGGCCGGGTGCTCCGAGAACTACAAGGCGAGCGTGGCCGCACGGCTCCGCACGGGGATGAAGGCAGCCTTCGACTGCGGGGCGACGAGGTGCCAGGGGTATAAGGAACTCAAGACGAGGTGGCGCACGGCGGACACGGTGTATCTTACCAAGGCCGAGGTTGACGCGCTGTGGGAGGCGCGGCTGGAGGGCAGGGACGCCGACGCGCGGGACCTATTTATTTTGGGCGTGTACACGGCGGCGAGGTTCCAGAACTACTCCGTCCTGACGGAGGACAACATCCGCGACGGGGTGCTGGAGTTCGTGCAGCCGAAGACGGGCGGGCGCGTGCTGCTGCCCGTGTCGCCGAGGGTGTCGGAGGTGCTGGCGAGGCACGGGGGCGCGGCGCCGAGGATGGCGCAGCAGGAGCTCAACCGGAGGATCAAGGAGATATGCCGGGGGCTGGGCATGGACGGGCGCGTGGAGGTCGTGTCCAAGAGGGGCGGGCGCACCGAGGTCACGGGGCGGATGAAGTGGGAGATGGTGTCGGCGCACACGGCGAGGCGCACCGGCGCGACCCTGCTCTACCTGTCAGGTGTCCCGACGCGCCAGTGCATGATGCTGACCGGCCACACGACCGAGGAGAACTTCCGCAAGTACATCCGCGTCACCAAGGAGGAGAACGCCCGGATGCTGGCCGACAACCCGTTCTTCAAGTGACGGGCTACACTATTTCCGGCAATCAATAGTTACAGTGCCGCCATTGTTGAGGAACACATCGTTCACCTTGCGCTCGTTCTTGTAATGGATTTCAAGCTCCGCTTGCACCTGTGAATATGTGATGTCAGAAGCCAACGCCTTCTTTTTGACAATGATCAGACGCCCTATGGGTGTGACTGTGAACCTCCCGTCGCTGGTGTCGGTTGCCTTCTTGCCGAAGGCGTCGTACCTCTCATAGACGGTATCAAGCATGCCAATGAAATGGTCGGTCTCTGCAAAGAGTGCGGAAAATGGCTGGGGGACCGTGTCCTCCTTGCCGCACGATGCGACCGCAAGCGCAATACCACATAGCAACAATAATGTTGATATGCAGCGTGATATATGTCTCTTCATCTTGTTTTTTATTTAAGGTTCGTCATCTGTCACTATCGTAGCGGGAGGAGACGGTGTACGGCACATAAAAGCGGTACGGGGCCGCGAACTTGCCGACCTTGACCGTCACAGGGTCCGCTCTTTTGTTGCAAGGATCCTTGACCGTCACGCTCTCTCTGGTAAATGACACAGGGGCGTTGAACAGAGAGCTGAGGTAGAAGTCCCCCTGCACCGATCTGGCGAGCTCGCCGCCGTCCGTGAGCCTGACGCGCACCGAGAACACGAGCGGGCTGTCCTTCTGGTCGAAGTTCAAGTCCCCGCCCTTCCTGTAAGAGGGGTTGCGGGCGTAGCCGCATTTGCGGTAAGGCGACTCCATAAGTTCGGGACCGCGCAGAGCGCGCCTGCATCCGGCCGGCACCCAGATGAGATTGTCGGCTGACGTGGACTCCGCCCGGTAGTCCTCCGTGAGCCCGTTGGCCACGAGGAACGTCCTTGACAGGTCAACGGCCACATCCTCCCCGGTCTTGTTGTCTATCACGATGTCCGCCCTGCCGAACGAGGACCAGAAGTCGAACGACACCTCCACGCCCCCGGACTCCACGCGGTGGATCCCGTCATCCGGTATGTCGCCGCGACTGTCGGAGACGGTCGCTATCTGTTGGAACGATGTGGCGCAGGAACACGCCAACGCGGCCAAGGCCGCGAGTGCAAGAATCTTTCTCATACGTTTATTTTGATAATGTTACTTGTTCTCCGCAATTTCGGCGAGTTCGGGGTGCCGCTCCAGATACGCGTCCCGGAGGCCGATGCTCATGAGCCTTATAAGAAGTCCCATGGTCAAGTCCACCTCCACCGCCTTGCCGTCATCTCCGGTCTTCCTCACGCGGCTCGGGCACGAATACAGGTAGTTCTTTACCGGGACGAACATAGGCCTGTGGATGTTCGACACAAGCACCTCGAAGGCGCGATCCTCCACGTCATACGCGGTCTCGGGGGATTTCTTCTCCATCTCTGACAAGAGGGCAGGCAGGTTGTCCTCCAACGCCTTTCTCGCCCCCGTCTCCTCGAATATCTCCAGCCCCGCCCTGTTCATCCGTCTCGGGCTGTGCTTCGGGGCGATCGTGTCGATCGTGCTTCCGTCGAACTTCATGAGCCACTTGCATACCTCGTCGAAGCGCTCGGACATGGCCATAAAGGATCTCTCGAAAGACAGTAGCCCTCCTATGTCCTTCCCGTGCTGCTCGCACGGGAGCCTGTCTATCCTCTCGCTCATCTTCGCGTCGCGTCTGTCGAGGTCCGCCTTGTCTGCCTTCTCCGCAAGCTTGGACTCGTGCGCCGCGCACGGCAGCGACTCTATCCTCTCGTTAAGCCTTGTCTCCTGCTCGGCGCATGACGGCTTGTCCGCCTTTCCGGCGAGGCTCGCCTCGTGTTCCTCGCAAGGAAGGGCCTTCACCTTACTGTTTATCACCTCCTGCCTGGAGTACCACCGGCAAACCATCCAGACCGCAAAGGCGGTGGCCACGACCGCGACAAACAGCGCGGCGAGCCACGGAGCGTTCTCCAGCAGGTATGTCGTTATAGATCCTCCCATATCATATATCTTTTCATTCCCGTTTCTTCCGCAAGATAGCCAATCCCGCGGTCATTTCCAAGGCCCGGACTCCGGCCTTTGCTATTTTGCCGATGTCGGCAATATAGCGCGGAACACCGCCCGTGGCCGATTTTCGGTTCTTATGTCCGCTCACGTCCCCGATGTTGGTAGTGTTCCCTCCGCCGTTTCGGGCCAGCTCCCTCATGGCGTTGTCTATCGTCCTCTGCTGGCTCTCGGCTATGTCCGTGAGCCGCCGCACCTCCATCTGGCTCTCCGCGAGCATCCTCTGGCAGACGGTCAGCTGCTCCCTCGTCCTGTCCCTGTCCGCCTTTATCGACATGACGCGCCCCGTCATCGCCTCAAGGCTCAGGCGGCAGAGGTCGCCCTGCGCGTCCGCCGTGTGGGACGTGCGCTCCACCGCCAGACACAGGGCGGCGGCCATCTCGTTGACCCTCGCCAGCCTGTCCTCGCTGGCCTCCTGTAATTTCCGGGACGCGTCGCCCCATCTCTCCATGAACACGTTCATCATCTCCGTGAGTTTGCTCTCGTTGGCCGTCATCCCCGTAGGGCCGTCGCCGTCGTCATCATTGTTAGGCATGATAATCAGTTTTAGCGTTATTTTCTCTCCCCCGGTCAGCCTTTGGCCGTGAGGTTCGTTATTATCCCCGTGAGGGTCTCTATTTGCTTGCACAACATCTTGTTTTGCTCCGCAAGCACTCGATTCTGTTCCTGCAAGGATGTAATCATCTTTGCCATAAAGTCGGCATCGTCCCCTCCGTGAACGGTGACAGGAGAGCCTGTCATTCCGCTCACATTTCCTATTGTGGTCATATTGCCTCCAACTGTTGGGATATTTGCTCCTTGCGATATTAGCATATTTCCCTCGCCTGTCAGCAGCCAAACTTTATCAACATCGGGAAATACTCTAAGAATAGCCGCAATCTTATCCTCTCCAATTCCCTTTACAATGTTGTTAATGAAGCCGTTAGACAAGCCGCACTTCCTCTCAAAAGAAGCCCTCGTGAGCCCCTTGACCTCAATTATGGCATCTATTCTATCCTTAATTGACATAATTTCAAATCTTTACGGTTTACCTACTCTAAATTTTGATAAAATTCTAAGAGGAATATTGCTACTCTTAGAATTTTACTCTACCTTTGCCCTCGGAAGTTGAAAACAAAGCCGCCTTCCCCGTAATCACTACGGAGCGACCCTTATAAGGGGTATCAAAGCGACGCTCCAAAGATACGCAAAAGGTTTGGAACAAACAAGCAATTTCCGAGGCCGAGCCTGACGGCCTATTCTCAGGCCTCCGTGTGGGGTGGGGTGATGGAATCCGGGTTCGAGATTCCACGGAAAAGCCCCCGGACGGCGGATGAGTCCGCCAGTCTCACGTATAAACCCGGCGCGCCCTCCGTCGTATAGGGATGGATGCCTCCGGAAGGAGGCTTACGAGAGGGAAGCGGGACCTGGCCGCGCATCCGTGAAAATACCACGAATGCGAGAAGAGAATCCAGGACTGTAACACGGCCAACGGGCGTTCCAAGCCGCCGGGGAGAACGTGGAGGACAGAGACCGACCGCAGGGATGCGGCGGGGAGACGCTGGGGAGGGACTTTCTTCATAGTCATCGCAGAGAACTTGTTTTATAGAAAATCCCATGAATATTTTCAAGGCACACATCACCCTCCCCCGCGCGCTCCCCTTATATCAGGAACCAAAATCAAGGAAAGATAAAGATATGGAGCAAAGGAAATTCAGCGAGAGGGACTTCCCCGCACTCGTGGAGGCGAGGAGGTACACGGAGCTGCTCCGGTCGATGGAGGCCGGAAGGGACGCGCTGCTGGCCTTCCCCGACGGGAGGTCGCTCGACTCGTTCAGGCAGACCGCCTACAGGGAGAACATGAGGGGCGACGGCCCCGTCTGCTACAGGTTGAAGATCAACTGGCCGCAGAAGGTGGCCAACGTGAAACCAGTCACAAGAGAGGAATATGAGCGGGAGAAGAGATCTGGCCTCGATACTTGAGGACATCGCCTCGGAGCTGAGGCGCGCCAACGACCTCGCCGAGGAGCGGATGAGGGACTCCGCGAAGGACGTCCTCTACACCCCGTCCGAGGCGGCGGAGTACATGGGCAAGACGGTCAGGACACTGGAAAACTACGTGTCCAAGGGCTTCCTCCATAAGGTGATACGCGGAGGCCGTCGGGGTTACCTCAAGTCCGAGATGGACAGGGTTATAGGATGCTGACAGGGATACAGGGCGGCGGTGACGCTCCCCTCCACGGTTCAAATACCTTACTACTTTTGCCGGGGAGGCTTTGATTACGTTTCCGCCTCCCCTTTTTTTACTGACAATCAAAAAAAACAGATGGATATGAACGAGAACAAGAGGCTTTACCGCCGTAAGGACGGCGCGCTCGCGTCGATGTCCCTTGAGGGCGGATGCTGGAGGCTCCGCACGGAGGACGGCAGGTTCACGGGCTACAGGCTCGACGGCTACGACGAGATAAGGGACGAGGACGCGGCCAACGAGGAGATGGAGGTCCTCTCCTGCGACTACGCCATAATCAAGAGGCAGATATGGAACCTCGAGGGCAAGGTCAAGGGCGAGAGGGCGAGGGAGACGATGGCCAAGCGCGACGACGTGCTGGCCTCCCTGTACAAGAGGCTCGACACCGTGCTGTCGAGGATGAAGATGATAATCGAGGTCTTCTGGTAGGCCTCATAAAAAAAGGAGAATATGAAGAATATGATGATAAACGCCGTTGCCGGGCTGGTCGCCCTGTGCGGTCTTGTCATGCTGATCGGCGACACGCCCGACGCCAACGCCGCGACATTCGCCGCCGTGAAGATAAGCGGGGGCGCGCTGCTCTACATCGCCTACAAGGTCATGGGCCTTGCCCACCCGGAATGGGAGGAGGAAGAGGTATGAGAGACCGTTTCCACCACTTCCCGGAACCGCTGGAGAGCGAGTTCGACACCGAGGAGGAGTACAACGAGGCGCACGACCTTTGGGAGAGCGCGGAGTCCGCGTGGGAGGACGAGTATCACGAAATGATGATGGCACAACGATATGGAGACTAAGAAGACATTGACGGAGTCGCTCTGCGAGGTGCAGGGCGCGCTCAAGGCCCCGAAGGGGCAGTACAACAGCTTCGGCAAGTAGGCCTACCGCTCCTGCGAGGACATCGTGGAGGCGGTCAAGCCGCTCCTCACTGCGCGCGGGCTGCTGCTGACGATAACCGATGAGATAGTCCTGATAGGGGCGCGGTTCTATGTGAGGGCGACGGCCACGGTGACGGACGGCAAGGACACGGTGTCCAACACCGCCTTCGCCCGGGAGCCGGACGACAAGAAGGGTATGGACTCGTCTCAGGTGACGGGGATGTCCTCGTCCTACGCGCGGAAGTACGCCCTGAACGGGCTCTTCTGCATAGACGACACGAAGGACGCGGACACGATGGACAACAGGCAGAAACCAGCCGACCCCGTCAAGGTCGAGCAGGCGATTGCCGAGGTCAACGCGGCCAAGTCCCCCGATGAGCTGACGGCCTTATGGAACAAGTACCAGGCTGTGTTCGGTCAGGATGCGAGGTTCGTCAAGGCCGTGATGGACTCGCCGCAGAACAAGCCAAGAGGATAGAATATGGAGCTGACGAAGAACACGCGCGTCCGCTTTGACGAGCTGACGCACAGATACCTCCTCTTCGAGGAAGACGGGGGTATGCGCCTTCTGAAAGGCGTGACCACGCTTATGAGGGAACACGGCCTCTCCCCCGACTACTCCGGCATAGACCCCGAGGTTCTGAGGAGGGCTGCCGAGAGGGGCACGGCGGTGCATCACCTTCTGGAGGACTACGACGGCGGGAAGCCCGTCACGGACACCCCGGAGCTGAAGGCGTACCGAAGGCTCAAACTGAACGTCATCGCAAGCGAGTATCTGGTGTCCGACAACGAGATGATAGCCTCATCCATCGACAAGGTCATATACGTGGACGAGTCCACCGTTGACCTCGGGGATGTCAAGACGACCAGCGAGCTGCACACCGAAGCGGTGGCGTGGCAGCTGTCCATCTACAAGGCCCTCTTCGAGGCGCAGAACCCCGGAATCAGGGTCAGGAGCCTCTACGGCATCCACGTGAGGGACGGCAGGGCAAAGATTGTCCAGGTCGCCCCCGTGCCGCCCGAGAGGGTCGCGGAGCTGCTCAGATGCGAGAGGGACGGCGTCAGGCTGTCCCCGCAGGACACACCGGACGTGACGGGGATCCTCACACCGGACGAGACCGACAGCCTTATCTCCTACTCGCTCCGCATAGACGAGCTCAAAAACACGATAAAGGAGCTGGAATGCGTCCGCGCCGCCTACTGCGAGAAGGTCGCCGCCTATATGGAGGCGAACCACATACCGGAGCTTGAGGCGAACGGATGCACGATAAAGCTGAAGGCAGCCTACGACACCGAGAGGGTGGACTCCAAGAGGTTGAAGGAGGAGGACCCCGACCTTTACGCCAAGTACGCCAAGACATCAAGGGTCAAGGCAAGTCTGATAATCAAAAACAAATAAGCGATATGTCACTCAACAAGGTAATGATAATCGGCAACGCGGGCAAGGACCCCGAGGTTGTCGCGTTCCAGGACGGCAGCAGGATGGCCAAGCTCACCCTCGCCGCCACGGAGAAGTACACGGACAGGAACGGCCAGCGTCAGCAGCAGACCGAATGGTTCAACGTAGTCATCAACGGCAAGAGCGTGGATGTGGCCGAGAAGTACGTCAGGAAGGGCTCCCAGATATACGTGGAGGGCAAGCTCAGGACGCGCAAGTATCAGGCTCAGGACGGCTCCGAAAGATACGTCACGGAGGTTCTCTGCCAGTCTCTCCAGCTTCTGGGGTCGGCCCCTCAGGGGCAGCAGCAACAGGCCGCCCCGCAGCCTTACCCTCAGCAGGGCTACGCGCAGCAGCCGCAGCCTCAGAGGCAGGCCCCGATGCCTATGCCTCAGGCTCCGGTTCAGCAGCCGCCACAGCCTCAGCAATTCCAGCAGCAACAGCAGCCGTACCCTCCGCAGGGTTTCGCGCAGCAGCAAGACTATGCCCCCGCCCCGGCAGACGGGGATCTGCCCTTTTAGGCGATGAAACTGACGCTCTTGAACACAGCCTCGGGGCTCGTGCCTATGTACGAGGAAGGGTGGGAGGAAAGGAGAAGGCTGAGGCTCGGGGAGGCCTACGAGGCGGAGATAAGGCCGGCGAGGAACATCCGCCTCCACCGCCTCTATTTCGCCCTGATAGCCGCAGCCTGGGCGTGTCTGCCAGAGGGGACTCAGGCGGGCTTCAGGAGCCGCGAGGCGTTCAGGAAATACGTCGAGGTGGCCGCCGGATGGTACGAGCCCTTCTTCTCCCCTACAAGGGGCGAGTGGCTTGAGATCCCGAAGTCCGTGGCTTTTGACAGGATGGACGACGCGGAGTTCAGGGATCTCTATGAGAAAGTCAAGGACGTTATCATCCGCGTCCTTGACGGATATATGACAATGGATGAGTTCGACAGGGTATTGGGTAATTTCTAAAAACTTTCAAAAATGATAACATATTTCAACGGCGAAATCGCCAAGATGTACGGGGTCGAGGAGGCAGTCCTCATCAACGAAATCAGAATATTAGGCAACATAGACAGGGACTCCGGACTGCTGTCCGGGCTGCTGCTGGAAAGGGACGGGCGGCTTTTCGTCAGGCTCTCCGAGAAGAGGGAGGGGCCGGACTTCCCGTATTGGGGATGGGAACACGTCCTCGGCATTGTGTGGCGGCTCGTGAAGGCCAAGGCGTTGGCCGTGGCGTCGCACGACGGAACGCTGTACTGCTCCCTTCTCATAGACGCGGAGTAGTTATGGACTGCAACAGAAGGATAGCGGAGGAGCTCCGGGCGATAGCCCGCCTCCTCATCGTCGCGATATGCGAGAGCAGCGACAACGACTACGACCCGAAAATGCTGGAGGACTACGCCTACGGGGGTGACGACACTTTGAAAACTGACCAATAATGGAAGATAAGAAACCGTTCATCGTCATCCTCGACTGGATGTATGACCTTGGACTGACATCGAGCGAAGTCCTCGCCGTTGCGATAATCAACGGCTACACGCAGGACGGGACGCACACCTGCCACGTTAGCCTCTCCTACTTCGAGAGGCGATGCTGTCTTAGCAAGCAGGGGGTGATAGACCTCCTGAAAAGGCTTGAGGCGAAGGGGGTCATCAAGGCGGAGAGGCAGAGCGGGAGGGCGACGGAGTACACCCTCAATGTAAGCGAGGAGGGGGTCAAGAAACTTGACGGGTCAAGAAACTTGACGGGTCAAGAAACTACTCAAGAGGGGTCAAGTTTCTTTACCCCTCTTTCTTCCCCCCACACCCCCTATCTTTCTTCTTATAACAAAGATAAGAAAGAGAAAATCGCGCATGCGCGCGAAGGAGCCGCTGGCTCCACCTCCCCCGCCACAGAGAAAGAGGGACAGAACGAAGCGACACTCTTCGGCACCGAGAAACAGGCATCCGTCGGAGACGGTGCCCCTCAAAGCCAAGGAAAGAAAAAAGGACAAAAGTCTTGCGCCGCGCCGTTCGTCCCGCCGACCCTCGCCGAGGTCAGGGAGTACATCGAGAAGGTGAGGCGGTCGCCGATAGACCCGGTGGCGTTCTTCGCCCACTACGAGAATAATGATTGGCGGCTGAGCAGCGGCAGGAGGATGAAGGACTGGAGGCTGGCCGTGGTCACATGGGAGAGGAGGGACAGGAATGGCTGGGGCAGGTGACAACTTTCCGAGGCTCTCCGACGAGAGGGTGGAGAGCCTCCTTGTCTGGGACGTGCTGGCGAGCCCCGAGGTCATAGATGAGGCCCGCAGGGTCGCCCGCCCAGATATGTTCACTAACAGGCATCTGAGGGACGCCTTCAACGTAATCTGCGCGAGATGGGACGCCCGGGAGGCCGTGGACGCGTCGGTGATGAAGTCCGTGGCGGACTCCGACGCGCTGAGGCTCCTCGCCGCCTACACCGGGAGCGGCGGCGGCATCGTGGAGACGCTGAACCACGCGAGGCTGCTGAGGCAGATGTGGGTGGCGCGGACGGCGTGGAACTTCGGCGACCGCCTGATGCGCTCCGCCTCCGAGGTGTCGATGATGCCCGAGGGCGTGATGTCCGAGGCGAGGGCGTTCTGCGAGACGCTGGAGTCGGCGTGCGGGGCTTCCTCCGAGAGGAGGCTGGCCGAGGCCGTGGACGAGCTGGGCGAAACGATAAGGCAGACAAGGGAGACGAGGATGAAAGGCGGGCTGACCGCCGTGCCCACGGGCTTCCCGTTCCTCGACGAGAGGTTCCTCGGCGGCTTCAAGGGCGGCAACCTCGTGACGTTCGCGGCGAGGCCGGGCATAGGCAAGACGGCGGTGATGCTGGCCATGATGATGCGCCAGGCCTCACAGGGCATCCCCGTGAAGGTCTGGAGCCTTGAGATGGGCCACGGGGAGCTGGCCGAGAGGGCGATGTACGCCCTCGGCGGCCTGAGGCCGGGCGAGAAGCTGAGCGGGAACGCCGACTGGGGCGGCGCGTGGAGGGAGGCGAGGAAGCGGCTGGAGCGCTGGGGGCTATACATCGAGGACAGGACGTTCGGTCTCGACGAGATCGTCTCCGACATCACGGTGAGCCGCCAGCAGGGCAGGTGCTCCGCGGCCTACATCGACTACCTCCAGCTCGTCTCCGTGCCGGGGGGGGGCAGGGGCGACACCGAGGAGCGGCGGATCTCCGCGCTGACGAGGCGGCTAAAGCTGCTGGCCAAGTCGCTCGACATCCCGATAGTCATCAACGCCCAGCTCAACAGGGACAACGTGAGGAACGACAGGGACCCGGAATTGCAGGATCTGAGGGGATCCGGCTCCATCGAGCAGGACTCCGACAGGGTGGTGTTCCTCTCCCCGAGGATGTCCTATGACGGCGCGCGGCTCATCAAGATGGCGATCGGCAAGAACCGCGAGGGCGGCCACGCCGGGGACTCCGTTCTGCTGAGGCCGAACGCCACCTACTCCGGGTTCGAGGAGGTGACGCAGGACGCGCCCGCCTCGATATTCCCCGACACCGCGGAGACAGCGGCCGAGGAGGAGGGTGAGGTGGCGCACAGGGACCCTTACTTCGACCTCGGTTGATGGAGGACAGGGTTTATTCCGAGATCCTCCGCAGGACGGAGGAGCGGAGAGGGGCGAACGTCATCCCCCGCCACACGACCCTGCTCGTCCTGAGGCGCTGGGCATATTCCGAGGGCATCCCCGAGGACACACTCCTCCGGTCGCTCTCGGAGCTCAGGAAGCGGGGGCGGATTCTGGTCGGGCGGACGCTCAACGACTGGTGGATCCGTCCGGTTGAGGAGGGCGAGGCGAAATAAGGCGTTTTGACGGTGTTTTGCGGCTTGGGATGATAAAACCCTTGTTTTGCGGTTAGAAGTCCGCGAGTGGTCAAGGAAATGGCGGAGGAATGGAAATGACGGGGTGATTTTAGGAATAAAACCCGTGCCGCGCGGGTCTTATCGCGGCAAATTAGTCATTAGTGTTATTGATTATGCGGTTAACTCCGACGGCCAGCGGCGAACGCTCGCCCGAGGGACTTCCCGAAGGCCTGGATAGGGTGCTCCAGGCGCGTCTAAAGCGTAGGACGGCAGGACGGTTCGAGTCCGTTCCGGGGAGCCACACTCAAAGTCTTGGCAGACTTTGCTTGAGGTCCTGAGATATACCACAAGCAAAAAAGGGTGCGGAGAATGGATTTGGCATTAGCCAAGGGGGTTCGATTCCCTCCCGCGCCCCAATGAAAAAGCCTCGCAGGCAAGGCCAAGGTAGCCCAGGAGTTACCTTCCAACCCAAGTAGCGGTGCGAATCGCGAAAAGCCCGGAGAGAAGGCCGTCACGGGACGGCGGGAATACGTAGCGATACTAAAAAAACAAATTGATGATTTTGACACAAAGGCGGTTCGACTCCGCGCTCCGGGCCAAGTTTATTTATTGTTTAACTTTTAATGATTCAAAATGATGGAAAATTACATCGGAAAAAAGTGCATCGTGAGATGCTATGGCGCCGGGGTCTTCTTCGGCGAGATCAAGGAAGTGACAAGCGACGCCAACGGGCTGAACGTCCGTCTTGGCAACGCCCGCAAGGTGTGGTACTGGGACGGGGCCGCGGCCGTTGAGCAGTTGTCACAAGACGGATGCAACGACAGCAGCAAGATCACGGTGGCCGTGCCTGAGCTGGTAGTCGCCAACGCTGTCCAGATCATCCTTTGCTCTGACAAGGCGATAAAGAATCTTGAAGCGAAGAAGGAATGGAAGCGATAGAAAAGGATATCGAGCTGTTTTTGGCAGTAGGCTCTGGCTCTGGCAATGGCGATGGCGATGGCTATGGCTCTGGCTATGGCTATGGCTATGGCTCTGGCGATGGCTCTGGCGATGGCTCTGGCGATGGCTCTGGCGATGGCTCTGGCAATGGCTCTGGCTATGGCTCTGGCAATGGCTCTGGCTATGGCTATGGCTATGGCTCTGGCGATGGCTCTGGCGATGGCTCTGGCGATGGCTCTGGCGATGGCTCTGGCTATGGCTATGGCGTCAAGGAGTTCAACGGCCGCAAGGTCTATGACATCGACGGCGTGTTGACACTTATCTATGCCGTGCGTGGCAATGTCGCCAAGGGTGCGATTCTGTGCAGGAACATGACACTTAAGGACTGCTGGATAGCCAAACGAGGGAACTTCTTCTCCCACGGCGACACGCTGCACGAGGCGGTTGAGGCGGTTGAGGCCAAGTGGATGGAGAACAGGCCGCTGGACGAGAGGATAGCGGAGTTCATAGAGACCCACCCGGCATTGGATAAGGAGTATGGCGACCTGTTCGACTGGCATCACATATTGACAGGCTCCTGCGAGTTCGGAAGGCGGCAGTGGTGCGAGGAGCATGGTTACAAGCCTACGGACAGCATCACCCTGAGGACGTTCCTCACGGAGACCGCGGGCGACTACGGCGGTGGTGTCATCAGGCAGGTGGCCAAGGAATACGGGATGGTGCTATAAGGCGCGGATTCATGAATTACAGAAAGATTTTTTTGATGATTTGTTATGGCAAGGATTATCTACAAGGACGGATGCGAGGGCCAGAACAGGCTCGAATGCATAGAGGGTATCGAGATCGACCTCCTGAACGGCCAGAAGGCTCTCATTTATCCGAAGTACAGCAACGAGGAGTTGCTGGATCCAAAGGATAGGGATAGGTGGCTCGACGCGGGAATTTCCGTGATGCGCGCGCTGAGGTTGAGGGACAACCAGGCGGCCACCGCCGCGCTTCTCGAAGCGGGAAGCCCGGCGGCGAGGTTTGTCACAAAATTCACCTCCGAAAGGTTCGGCAGATTCGGATTGCCGACCCTGCTGGCGGCGATGGAGATAACGGAGCAGGAGGGCGAGATCGACAAGTTAGCAAGAGAGATAGACGGGGCGGATCTTCTGGAGGATTTTTACTCCATCGTCTGGAGTTGCTCCCGGTGCGAGCCGGGCTTCGGGTGGATCGCGTACGGCGGCAACGGCAGCGCGAACGGCTACTACCTGGACGGCAGTGGCGTGGCGGCTCCCCTCGTGCTTTTGGCCACCGCCGCCGGAGGCGTGGCTTAGATTTTAATCCCGGGCGGTCGCTGGAACGCTACCGCCCGTAAAACAAGCAAGAAAACATGACAACGACACGCTATATGGTCTCCTCGGACTACTTCAACCGCCATGACGAGTGGTGGTTCGACACTGTGGAGGCCGCGAGAAAAAAAAGAGCCGAGCTGCTCGCCACGCTGGACACGAGGTGGGAGGTGAGGATGCAGGCCGTAAAAAGTGACAGGACATGATGTGGCACGAGAGACCGGAGAACGCCGGCAAGGTCGGGCGTCTCAAAAAGATGTACAGGAACACAAAGAACGACGAGATAATGCTTAAGCTGGACATCAGCTTCAGCACGCTCCACAGGACGGCGAGGGCTTTAGGGCTGACAACGACGAAGCGGTTCATGCGCGGGTGCCAGCGTGACACGGCGGCCAGGGCGAGGGAGTCCCACATCGTCAACGGGACAGGAAGGAAACCCAAGGCGGAGAAGACCGGGGCGCAGTCGGCCCGGTCGGGGATGAATGGATGTTCGGGAAGAGGGGTTCCAAGGGTTTGTTTGCAAGAAGGAGGTAGGCTTATGGCTGATGAGATAAAGCAACTGGATCTCTTCGGCGAGGAGGTCAGGCCGAAGGCCAAGTCTGTTCAGGGGCAGGTCGGCAAGGATGATTACGGCGAGTTCACGGAGAAGTTCAAGGCGAAACTGACCACGGACGACTGCTACACGCCCGTTGAGGTGTACGAGGCCGTCCTTGGCTGGCTCCGTGAGAAGGTGGATCTGTCAGGCGCGAACATAGTGCGTCCGTTCTGGCCGGGCGGCGACTATGAGGCCTATGACTACAAGGAGGATGATGTCGTGGTTGACAACCCGCCGTTCAGCATCCTCGCCGGGATATTGAGATTCTATCAGGGCAGGGGGATCCGCTTCTTCCTGTTCGGGCCGCAGCTGACGCTCTTTTCTTCTTCTTCTTCTTTGACCTACATCCCTTGCGCCTGTGCGGTCGAGTATGCCAACGGGGCGAAGGTCAACACCGGCTTCGTATCCAACCTCTTCGGGGACGTGTTCGCGATGTCCGCGCCCGACCTCAGGAAGAGGATAAAGGAGGCGCAGAAGAAGGCGAAAGGCAATGGTTCGGTGTCCTTGCCGCGCTACGAGTACCCGCCAGAGGTGCTCACGTCCTCGATGCTTGGCTACCTGTCCACGCACGGGGTGGAGTTCACGGTGATGAGGGACGAGGTGTCGCCGTCGAAACTGTCCGCGCTCGCGTCGCAGAAGGCCGTCGGCAAGGCGATATTTGGCAATGGATGGCTGATCTCGGAGAAGAAGGCTGCGGAGAAGAAGGCTGCGGAGAAGAAGGCTGCGGAGAAGATCATCGTCTGGGAGCTGAGCGAAGCCGAGAGGAAAGCCGTCAGAAGGATTTCTTTGAACAAAAAAAACGTATAGGATATGAGAATAATATTTTTATTGATACTTGTGGCCCTGGTGGCCGTTGAGGCCCGCCTGTGGATCCTGTGGAGGCTGCACGGGCGCAAGGTGAAGATGCTCACGGAGATGAAGGAGGAGCTCGACAAGATGTGGAACCGCATCGAATGGCTCTGCAGGGATGTGGACGACCGCCTGGAGCTCCAGCAGAAATCCAAGCAGGTGCGCAACCTGTGGAAGCGGCTGCGCTATGTCGAGAAGAGGCTCTACATCGAGCCGTCCGACGCGTTCAAGGAAAAGGAGGAGGACGGGGAATGACCATAACCGAGATAATGGCAGGAGAGAGGATTGACGGCTATGATGATGTCCGCTGCCAGTTCTGTAAGCACTGGACACCAGCCGTGGATCAGCCGTGGATAGGCCGCTGCAGGATGAAGGGTGACCGATGGTATCACGGAGACTGGGTGTGCATCAAGTTTGAGACAAAGGATGATGGTCAAGGCAAGGGTAAAGTATCACGCGAGGGTCGGCTACACTGTGGAGTGTCAGAGAGCCAAGTACAAGCACTGGCACCTGATAGGCACCCACACGGAGACCGACATCGAGTTCAGGAGGGCGCTGAAGGACGGCTCGGTTCAGTGGCTCGGGAAGGTGATCGAGTCGGAGTTTCTGTTTTGAAATATATGGAACTGAAAGACTACACGGAAGAGCAGCTAAGGGCTGAGCTCAAGAGGCGTTATGACGAGCGCCAAAAGGAAAGGGAAAGCATAAAGAGATGCCGTCACTGCGAGTATATGCAGAGGTTCAAGGACTACGATCTCTATAATTGCCGCGTAAGGACATTCACGAGGAAGAACCGATATGACAAGAATAATCCTATCGTGGTGCACTATTCGGTGAAGAAGTCCGACAAGGCTTGTGACAAATTCAAACAAAAGGAAAATCAAGATGGAAAATAAAGAATTGAATCTCTGCGAGATTCTGAAAGACTGCCCGAAAGGGACGAAGCTGTATTCGCCGATATACGGGTTTATGAAATTGCATTCAGTTAAAGACGAATCATATAGTTACCCTATTTTTATGGCTGACGCAGAAGGTTGTTTACATACATTTCATCCAGATGGAACGATGTTTCTGAACACACAGGCTGAATGCTGTCTATTTCCTTCCAAAGAACAAAGAGACTGGAGTAAGTTTAAAGTTCATGAAAAGATGTTTAATCCTAAAGAATTTAAGCCTTTTGATAAAGTGCTGATACGTGATAGAGGCAATTTCAAATGGCTTCCAAGTTTTTTTGAAAAAATTGTACGAGAACCTTCTGGTGAAATATCCGTAATAGAACTTATCAGTAGGAACAGATGGGAAATGTGTATTCCTTATAATGACGAGACTAAAAGTCTCGCAGGGACTACTGACGATTGTCCAGAATATTATAAATGGTGGGAGGAATAAACATGGGTAAGGCTATTCGTAAACAATATTCTGTACCAAGTAATTGGACAGAGTGTTATAAACTACCATTACATACAGATGATGAGTATTGTATGTATGCATGGGATGCCGATGGACACACAGCATTAAATTTTTACAATTCATTGTGTGATGAAACTGTAGACTTTATTTCTGGTGAAAAAGAAAGAATAAACCACATAATTGACATCATTAACGGAAAGTGTCCAACAGATTATGAGGCTAAGTGGACAGCAGGAGACGATGTAACCGAGATTTATTACAAGGGTAAATTTCAATTCTTAGTCAGAGGTTGGGGACGCCTTACCGGTTGTGGCGGATTGAATCTCCCTGAAGATTTGGCAGCGAAAATGCAGGATGGGTTTATCGCATACATTCTTGACAGGTTGAATGGTAATTGAAATAATTATGAAGATTATACTAATTATTCTTGGTTACCTCTTCATAGGCGCTATAGTCGCATCCGCTTGGGAAAAGATGGAGTTAACGCTTCTCAAATGGGGTTATTCAATAAAACCGCTTTTGCTCGAAAAGTATCCTCCTGATCCAGCTTGGCACACAAATACGTTAGGTGTTCGGATGACGATTATACTTTGGCCACTCTTTCTCATTTCATCTATATCAGGATTGATTTACTTGCTAATCAGAAAAATATTTGGATTATGACAAATCTCGAACAAACATTTTTGGAATCAGCGACAAGATATTTCCGCGAATTCCAATCAAAGGAAATCGACTGGGAGCAGCGCAGGTACGAGATAGCAAAAGATGCGCTCGCAGCCTTACTCTCAAATCCTACAATAGGAGGAGTGTATGCTTCCTATTCAAAGGTTGCAGTTGATTATGCTGATGCTCTTATTGAGGAACTTAAAAAGAAATAGTTATGTTAATAAAAGAATATTTTTACAATATTGAATGCGATTGTTGTAAAACATTGGCAGATGATTCGTCGTGGTGTGCTGACCCAGAGGGAGCAAAAGAGGTAGCAGACGATAATTCGTGGCGTACACTTGGTGGAAAACATTATTGTCCAAAATGTTGGCATTACGGTGATGATGATAACATATATACCAATGATGGAAATGTATGGGATGACGATACTGAAAAACTTATAAGCACATTAAAGTAGAAAAAAAATAGTTATGAGTATCGAAGAAAAAGCAAAAGAAGAATCTCCCTATATAGAAAATACTTGGCAAGAAGGTTATAATCTTTGGGAATCTGGATTTTCAGAAGGTGCAAACTGGATGCAATCCAAATTAATAGAAAAAGCTGTCGAGTGGTTCAAGCATCAAAAGGAAGAGATAGGAATATCTTGGTTTGATGACTTTGAGATTAGATTCAGAAAAGCAATGGAGAACTAATTTAGCTCAAGAAGATGATTTTCAGACACGAATTTGGTAAAGGAGAATGGAATTTACCGGAAATCCTCAACTACGAGGAATATAGGTACAATAAGTCATGTGCATGTGATAACTGTAACTACCATTTTACACATCGATCAGCATATCGAGAAGGTATTGTGGGATATTGTGTTACTGAAAATGGGTATTTTCTGTGTTTTGAATGTCCTGGTTGTGGATCAAAATACAGGTATCACTATTCGAGTAACGGAGAAAAATATGGAAATTTTGAGGAATGGAAAAAAGATGTAGCCCGTGCACTATTTCTCGAAGGGTACGAACAATTCAAAGTGCAGCAATAAAATAAGAAATAAAAATCATTATGAACGATAAACTAAAAGAGCTAATTCAACCTTATTGGGTTGAAGAACAACAAGGAGTATATATTCCATTGATTGACAAAGTGTTGCTCAAGGATAATGTTCCTGCAATGTCATATTACGATTATATGGAATACGCGAAATCCAATGGAGTTCAAATCGCTACAAAAGATGAACTCCTGCAAATGTATCTCCAGAGAGATCAAATCAATAAGATACTCAAAGAGCATAATGGTGATATATTTAATGCTTGGGTTGGTTCTTCATCGGAGTATAATTCATATTGCGTGTTGATCGTCACTTTTGGCATCGGATATTGTCACAACGCATTCAAGAGTTATCCTTATGTCAGCAGAGCGGTCGTGGATTTGAAATAAAAAAAACAAATAATATGAAGCAGTTTAATATAGAAGAATATAAGAAGAATCCAAACCGTAAAGTGATTACTCGTGACGGCAGGAGTGTGAGAATTGTCTGTACCGATATGATAGGAACATACACGGTTGTTGCCATTTGTAAAATGAATCCTATTTGTGAATGTTGCTATTCTTATACAGATGATGGAAAACATCACATAATAGAAGATACGCATCTTGATCTTTTCTTTGCTCCAGAAAAGAAAGAGGGTTGGCTGAATCTGTACAAAGACGAAGATGGTAGAGTAGCTATCGGTACTGTTTATCCTATCGAATCTGAAAAGAGTGCAAAGATGGCATCTGAGGATAAAAACTATGTTGCGACCTGCAAAATAACCTGGGAGGAATAGCATGAAAACCTCAGAGCTACAATTAGGCGACAGAGTTAGTTGCCTTGGAGACCCTGTGAGGGTTGTGTCTTTAAGTTTCAACGATGATGAGCCTATCGGTATCATATCGCCTTTGAAGAAGATATTCACATTCAGGGAGAAGGATGTCTATCCGGTTCAGCTCACTACTGACATCCTACTTAATAACGGATTCACGCAGGATACGATAGGATCTGGATTGATTCTGCATATAGATAATTCTGAGAATCTATATGTGCTTGTCAATTATAGATACAACGGGGAATGTCGCAACGTGGAGATAAGCAACAATATGTATAACATTTTACGTCCTATCCAGTACGTCCACGAGTTGCAGCACGCGCTGCGGTTATGTGGTTTATCTGAATTGGCGGACAACCTTAAAATCTAAAAAAAAATATTATGGAAGAGAAATTACAAAAAGCCCTCGTTTCGATTACACTTAAAGTCGGCGAGGCAAAGAGGAGTCCTTTATGCGACAGGGACATCATATCAAGTATGACAGAACTGCTGCGGCATTTCAAGGACAACGGGATGTTGAAAGAGGCTCTCGTGTCTGGAATGAAGGATATGCACATCCCCGATAGGGTACACACCCTTTTTAACAACTACATGAAGGAAGAGGTTAAGTTCCCGAAGCCAACGGACGAGGAGATAGTGCAGATAGCGGACACGTTCATCAACTCTGTATTCGAGTAGAATGGCACCTCAGTATCACTATTACGGCCTTTTGTATCATTATGTGGCCACCGTCGTGGACGATGGACAGCGTGTCTATATTGTCAAGTACTTCGGGAAGCGCAAGCGGTGGTGGCATTATGAGGCAATCCCAGAATATGCTCTGGAAATCGAGGGGAAATACGTCGAGGAGGTCAAGAAGTTCAAACAAAAGGTAGATAAATTATGCGAAGGACAAAGTTAGCGGAAATGATACCGCTTGACGCTCCGTGCGAGTGTCCGTACAACTGTGTGGGCTGCAAGCATCTGAAAGGCGTCGTCTATTACGGCAACGATGATGTCGAGGTCGAGTGCGACCTGGACGAGGAGGATGAGCAATGACGGAAGATTACACTGACGTATATCACGATGATAACGGAACCGTAATACCAGAAGAGTCTTTCGCGCCAACAACCGAAGGTAGTAAGATACTACTAAGCGGCTCTGTTGAGGATTCTCCGAGCTTTGCAAAATTGCTTAATGGCGAAAAACAAAAGCATGCTGGGCTATCCAAATCTTTAGAGGAATTGTTAGGTGTTCCTGTTACTGTGTGGGTAAGTTTACGCCCAGTTGACGAATTAAACAAGGATTGAATATGACCAACGAAGAATTCAAGAAAATCCCGTTCAAATATGACGGTGATGGCAATCCGGTGACTTTCGGGGAATCCGGGACGTTTTTCACAAGGGAAGAGCGCAGGAAAATCAAAAGGCTCATCGAAAGAGGATATTCGGTGAGCGAGGCAATGAATAAAACCATCTGATTATGAAATTTGAAATACCAGCAACATTCACGCTCGGCGGTGTGGAGCACGTTGTCGAGATTCAGCAGGTGGTAGGGCATGAAGGGGATTTCGGGCAATACGACCCTGTTACAAAGGTTATACAAATAGCCCAGACAAGCAGGGGCCGGGGCGTGCCGCAGTCCTCTCAGCAGCAGATCTTCCTTCACGAGCTTGTCCACGCCATACTGAACACGATGCGTAAGGATGGCCTGAATGATGACGAGTCTTTCGTCAATACTTTCGCTTCCTTTCTCAACGAGGCTATCAACACGATGGAATAGGCTATGCTGACCAAACAGAAACTTTTCTGCAACTCCTGCGTGTACTTCACACGAATATCAGGGGACATCTATTGCCGTCGGTGGCAATTTGCGCTGAAAGAGGACTCTGTGGCGTGCTTAAAACATAGGATATGGAACTTACATTAAAAATGGATGACGGCACAGTCATCAGAAGCAAACAGTTAGAAGTTACGATGACATCGATGTCCACTACAAAGAACGGTACCTTCGCGAGAATAGGACTTTCATTTTTCACGGATAACGCCAAGTTCGTGGACGCATTGTTTACGGAACGCACAAATAAAAAAAAGGCAACTATGAGTGACAGCAAAAAATCCCACAAGATATTGAGACCCGGTGACCGCTTCGGCTACTGGACGGTGCAGGAGTACATAGGCCTGCGCAAGGCGAGCGCGAACACAAGAAACCGCCTCCGGATGTACCGCTGCGTCTGTGACTGCGGAAGGACTCGTGAGGTGAGGGGGACAGACCTCACAAGGGGCGTGTCGCTGTCCTGCGGCTGCCGCAGGTGGGAAAGCAGGGATAAGTTCGAGAACGAGATGTTCGAGGAAAGGATGGCGGCCAAGGACGCAGCGTGTCACTCCGTGTTCAATGCAGTCGAGAAGCACGTGCCAAAGCCTTACGCCCCCGAACACCCGGAACAGTTCAATGATGACTGGATGTTCAAGGACAACACGCCTTACGTCCCGTATCATAAATCAAGGGCGAATAATCAATGAAGCGTTGCGGTCACTGCGGCAAGATACTCCCAGAATCGGAGTTCTACCGCGACAAGACACGGAGGGACGGTCTTGACTCTTACTGCAAGTACTGCCGCAAGGAGAACAGTATGAAGTACACCGAAGCGGGTCAGGTCCGGCACGCCCAAAAGATGCGGGGGGATCCGGAGTACAGAAAGAAAGTTTTGGAATATTACAGGAGATACAATGCGAGAAGAAACAAGAATGGCCACCTCGGAGGCGGCCCGAAAACTGAGTGAGGACAAAGTCCCTTACCTGTTTTTGTACGGTGACGGCAAAAGCGTTGACATTATCGCAAATATTGATGGCAACGGTCAGGAAATTGGTAACTTGTTGGCATCAATAGCCATATATGACAACGCATTCGCCAAGATGCTTAAAGAAGTCGCTAAACAGCTATAATTATATGGATACCGTTTACATAGCCATAGACCCCGGCTCGAAGGGGTGTATCACGATGCTCGACCCTGAGGGGAGGATGGAACACCACTTTATTGCCTACGAGGACAAGAAGGACATCCTCGATGCAATCAGAAGGGTCAAGAAGGCTTACCCCCTCTGCCGCATTGTAGCCGTGATGGAGGAGGTTCACGCTGTGTTCGGCTCCTCCGCTAAGGGAACGTTCGCCTTCGGGGAGATTTTCGGCTTCCTGAAAGGGATGATATTCGCATGCGGCATACCTCTGAACCTCGTCCCCCCAAAGGAGTGGCAGAAGGAGATATGGAGGCCGTGCGACAGGATATACAAGGCCACTGACGGAATAAGAAAGGCCATAGACACCAAGGCCACCTCCATAACAGCGGCCAGAAGGATATTCCCCGACCACGACCTGCGGAGGACACCCTCCTGCAAGAACCCTGACGACAACCTGTGCGACTCCATGCTGATAGCCGAGTACGCGAGAAGAAAGAATCTTTGAAAAGAGGGACGGAATCCGCATAAGATTCCGCCCCTCTTTCTTTTTGTCATCCGCCGCATCGCGAGCAGAGGTACATCCTCGCCACCGGATAGGTCTTCCTCCCGATCTCACCCGCGAGGTATTGCAGCTCCTCCCCGAACGGGTCGATGCCCAAGGCCTCCGCTATGTGCATCGTGACGTGCCCCTTCTCGTGGTCGTAGGTGTTCTGGAACTCGAACACCGATGTCGCCCTGCCTATCACGCAGACGGAAGACCTGGACCTGTAGGACGAGACCGTGAGGCCGGAGTCCGGTCTGATGCCGGAAAGGATCCGCTCTGCGGCCCCGATTTTTTCAAGAGAGATTCCGGCCTCGTCCATAAGGTCAAGGATGGTGTCCGTGTCACCGGGGACGGCATCATAGCAGAACACCATATCCCACCGCCAACCGTCCAGGGACACGCGCTGCGCCGTCACAGGATGCCCTCCCAGTCAACGGGGATACCCGAACGCACCGTGTCGGCATACCAGCGGTTGAAGATGAACCCGTCCGCCTGGTCGGGGTCGTCCACGACATCCCTGACGTACAAGGCGAGGTGCGCCTCGTCAGCGATGCTCGATCCGAGAAAGTCGGCCTTGGCCATATTGGCGACGAACACATAGTCCTGCCCCACGGCGTTCTCCAGCATCACCCCGTTACGTTTCAGCATGTCATCTACCTGGTCCTTGCTCCACGGGTCGATGCGCTCGTTCTTCCCCGTTGCGGGGTTCCTCTTGCGCATGAGGGAGGCCGCGAAGGCCTGCGCCTTGCCGTTGAAGTGCATCCCGTTGTGCCTGAGGTACGCCACCATCTCGGACGGCCTCTCGTCGTATATGTCAAGCGGTTCCCTGTACATATCCGGCCCTCCGTCTAATAGCGGTACCGGCCACGGCGCTCACCGAAGCCGTCACCGTCATAATCGTCACGCCAGCGTTCGTCACGCGTCCGCATCGGTTCCGATCCGGCCCTGCGCCTCATAGGTGGCATCGACCTGTAGTCGGAGTCGCCCCTGCGCTCACCGAATCCGCCCTCGTCAGACAGCTCGCTTATGCAGCTCATCAGTCTGCCGCCAGCCGACAGCATCTCCTCGGCAAGTTCGGACATCCTGTCCACCTTGCTCTCTGTTATCTCTATTATTCTCATGATTTTTTAGGATTTGGAGGATTTCAGCGCTTTGGACAGCATCTCGGTCATATTCTCCAAGGATGCCTCGATTCCGCCTATCTTCCGCTCAAGGGTCTCAATCTTCACCTTCTGCTCCTTTTCCTCCGCAAGCCTCGGATTGAGGGAGCACATGATGGACTCGCAGGCCTCCAGTGCGCTCCTGTGATAGTCCACGCTCTCAAGGACTTCCTTACTTGTCCGCATCATGTTCTCGACCTCCGCCACCATGGCGTCACGGCTCTCGGAAACCACCATGTTACCCGAAGACGCTATCACCGACGCGGACGGGAGCTGCTTGAAAGTCAGCAGCTCGTCCCCGACCTTCACGGTCAGGTCTATCACCGTGTCCTGCTGGAACTGTCCCGGCATCAGCTGCGTGCCGAACTTCGTGACCGGAGATGTTACCGATTGAACCACACCCGTCTTCAGGGCCGGGGTGTCACCCTTTGTCAGGATATAGACCGTGCCTGACTGTCTCAATGCGCTGAACATACCTCGATTGTTTTTGTCTTGTTATGCAAGTCCTGTAAGGAGTTGCAGTGTTCCTGTTGAAGCCTCATAGTAGGCAAGATAGATGCCCGTGCCGCCGATGTTGTCCACCGCCACGGCCGTGCCGTCAAGAGTGGTAACGGCCTGTACGCCGGAAGCCACCGAAGAGAATACAACCGGGAGTGTTCCCGTTGTTCCTGACGGAATATCCTGCGCAAGCCATACCGCGACAAATCCGCTGAAGTTCCTTGCGAACCGCGCGTCACTGGTGAAGTTGAACCTCACCTCCGTGGCTGTCACTGTCACGCTTTCGGACTTGACCCTCGGTATCCCGCCTCTGTTGGCCATAAAGTAGAACGGTATCATGATGTCTTGGGTTTATGGGCCGCCTTTCGACGGCCCCGTTGAACTTACAGCCAAGGGCCGTTTCCGATGACACCGGAGCCCGCACCAAGGCCGTTGAGACCGAGAAGGGTGGCCTGGCAAGGCGAAAGGTAAACGCCGTTCTGCGCCGGGACAACCTGCGTCTGCGGGAGCTTGCACTTGATGCCGTCAACCTCGGACTGCAAGGCAGCCAAGGCGGAGTTGAGCGGCGTGAACGCCTGGCTGATGTACTGCCCGATCTGCGCGGTCTGGTTCGCCTGTGAGATCTGGCCGAGAAGGTTGGACCTTTCCTCCCGGAGCGCGTCGATCTTGTTCTGAAGCTCACGCTGCTCCAGCTGGCAGAACTTGTCGTTGATGAGAACGCTTTGCTGGTCAATCTTCGAGCCAAGCACGTTGGTCTGCTCTGAGATGGCGATCCTGCTCTCATAGCCCTGCTGGGTGGCGAGAAGACGGTTGTCGCAGCAGCACTGCGCAAGCTGTCTCTCTATCGAGCAGTTGCCGCTCTGGATGGCGTTGATGATAGCCTGTCCGGACATGCCTACCTGGCTGCCGAGGGACTGGAGCTGTGTCATCACACCGTTGATGCTCTGCTGAATCTGGCCGACCGAGCAGTTGAGCGTAGATGCAAGCTGGCTGATTGCGGTGCCGTTGCCGTTGATTGCCTGCATAAGCAAATCCCTGCCGTTGTCCCCGTTGATAAGGGACGCAAGGTCCGCGGTTCCTTGACCGTTGCGTCCGAAGCCGCCCCA